CGGCCTCAGGACATCTCGCCCTAACGCGGGGCTAGACTTGCGGCAAATTCCTTTTATGCTACAGGTACTTAAGCACGTCTGCGTTTGCGGTGTGCCTTTGGTGTGCCAGTAAGTACATTTGTCACCATTTCATCGTCCATCGCGTGGCCGTATGTGGCGAACAATTGGGCGGGTGACTTCCAGCCTCCGCGCTTTGCCACGGTGACCGGATCAATCCCGGCGTGCATCAGCGACGTTGCAAAGCCGTGACGGCATCCATGCGGCGTCACCTTCTTGATACCAGCTCGAGCAATGACGGCCTTCCATGGCAGCGTCACAGCGCTCGACATCGAATAGGCGAACACCTGGGCTTCCGGATTCCGGTTGCTCGGTATGTTCGCAAGGGCAGCGACCAGCTCTGGCGGCATGTGCGCGATGCGCTCCTCCCCGCCGAGCTTGCCCATTGTGATCCGCACCTTTGCTGCGGTCAGGTCGACATCCCCCCATAGAACGTTGATGGACTCGCCTATGCGAGCGCCCGTCAGGAACATGAAGCATGCCAGCGCACCTAGATGGGGCGAGGCGTGAGCCATAAAAGCTCGCACCCATTCCCATGTCGCTGGCTCTTTTTCGGTCCGCACTTCGGGAAAGCGCGTAGCCTTAAACGGCGGGCATAGGTCTAGCTCGGCGCAATAGTTGATGACTGCGCTTGTTGGCACGATGACCGATCGGTTGCGCGTGGCTCCAGAGGCGTTCGGTTGGAGGAATAGGGCGGCGCGTTTGAGCGCGCCCTTGGTGATCTCCCTGACTGGCGTATCCTTCCAGTAGTCCTCGACCATTTCGAGGTAGCGAGGCGATGTCTCGCGGTGCTTCCGATACTCAATAGCAGCTTGTGCGAAGGTCAGGACTGAGCCTGGATCGCGACGACCCGCAAGTTCGGTGCTCTCGATCTCGTTTGCGATGCGTTGGGCTTCGAGCTTCTGCGAAGTTTTTGTAGAGCCGCGTAGTCGCCGACCGGCAACCGTCCCGCTGTACCACCAGATGTCGCCGCGCTTTTTGAGCTTGAGGGGCATGGCCTACTGGCCTCCAGAATAGCGTCCACGTCCTGCTGAGTAAGTGTCATGCGATTGCCCATGATACGGCAGGCGCCTATGGATCTGGCAAGGGCTTTGACGCGACGTGGGGACCATCCCATCTTGCTGGCGAGTTCATCGGGCGAAATGGTGTCTGGAAGAGCGACCATCACTTCCCCTCCTGTGCAGCTCGGATCATGGCGGTGAAGACATCTTCGGCAGACGCAAAAACTGTGTTTGCGCTCGCATGTGCTTCGTAGTGGGCTTCGATCATACCCGGTGTGGGCTCCGCCAAGGCCTCGAATGCACTATCGATCAGCAACTGGATCTCATAGGAGCTTGCCGGCAGAATGTCCTTGTCGCGGCATTCCTGCTGATATTTGGCGGCGATCTTCTGCCTCATGCTTATTTCAGTCATGGGGCTCTCCGAGTTGGCGGATGGCAGCGGCAAGAGCGCGGCCAGCCCCACGCCTTGCTTGCTCCTCCGTCGTGAAGAACCCACGCGCCGCCTTGTCGCCAGCGTCGTTGGCAACGGCATCGCACTCAGCAGCCGCCCGCTCTATTCCACGCTTCTCAGCAGCGACAAGGGCGAGGGCGATTGTTGGCAAGTGGTTGAGGCGATCGTTTACGAACCCAAGGCTGACCCACAGTCCAGCAGCCTCGCGCTCTGCCCATTCGGGTATCTTACTCACGATTTGCCTCCAGGGCGGCGAGATATGCCGAAAGCATTGAGCGGATCGCGCTTGCGGAACGAGCGTGTAGCCCGGCATCAACAGCATCTCGACACTCGGATGCTCGCCTTTCCAACTGATCTGCGAATTGAGCGAAGCTCTCGGTGATCGTTTGCAGTGCGGCATCCTTCGTCAGCTTCACTTCCTTACCCATTGCTGGTGCCTCCGGAGAGAGCGGAGCGGGCGGCAACCTGCCACCACAGTAGGCCGGTAGTCTGGCTTGGACTGGATATGTGCTCCAGCGCCCCCCGCAGCCGCTTCTCTCGTGCCTCTGCGGCTACGAGGCGGGCGGTTTGAGATACAAGCTTATCAGCAACCTCTTGCGCCTTGCGGGACCAAAAGCGCCAGAGGTTCCCATCGTTCGTTATCCCGGCCTCAGTCTCTGCTTCGCTGATCGCTGCGTACGCATCATCCCGTTCGCGGGTAAGCCGCTCTATCTGGGCGGTGATCGCAGCAGCTTCGGCGCTGGACAGGTGCACTTCACCATCGAACGTCTGTCCATCGCGCTCCTTGAGCAACGCTACCACTTCCAGTTCATCTGCATTGGGGAGTGTGGGGATCATGGGTGCGGTTCCTCTTCAAGGTGACGCATGGACCAAGTTGGGTGAAATGGGCCAGCAGTGCTGCCAGTGTCATCAAATCGAACGTTGATATACTGGCCTGCCGCACTGGTAACGGACCCAAGCCGAGGGCCTGACTTGTCGCCAGAGTACTCGATGCGACTCCCCCGCCTTAACGACAAGCCGTACGTTCGATTTATGTAGTCGAACCGCCCCATCTCACCCTCCCTTATTCTGTGAGAGGGCGGCGGTGATAGCAGCTCGTGACTGTTTCATCAGTCCGTCAACAACGACAGGAGGAGCGAGCTCAAATGGCAGCCCTGTGTTGCCAGCGCGCCAAATTCCTCTCGCACCAGCGAGTACCATCTCCTCTGTCACTTCGACGGTAGGGAGCGGGGAGGCGTATGGCTTGAACTGGCTGTCTGGGAATTGCATCCACTTCTTGATGTTCTTCGCCATGATGTAAGTCTCATCGGCGGTCTTGTAGTCGTAGGTCCATTCTTCCGGCAGCGAGCGCAAGACGACGCGGTCGCCGTGAATGGTCAGGGCGATGAACCACTCGTCTCGAAACGGCTTCGGCGGCTCTCCGTCATTCCATACATTCTTCACCTCCACCCCCGAAGAAGCGCGGAGAGCGACGAGAGCCTCCCATGCCGCGAACGGATCATCAGGCTCGCCAAGGTCCGCAGCGATCTTTTCAAGCTCTTCCTTATATGGGCGGAGAGCCTGTAGCTCGGTGATGATGGAGCGCATTTCGGCCAGGTCGAACTCCCCGACAGCATCGATCGCGAGCTGCGGGTTCTGATCTGCTTCTGCATCAGCGACGGCGTTGTCCTGATCGATCTCGACTTCTGCCAGCATCTCCGCCAGCCGTTCATTGCTGATCTGTGTCATGGCTTCACCGTGACGATCTGGTCGGGGCGGAACTTTTCAGCCGCCTCCGAGAGCGGGTCGATGCGCTCGTGTTGGTGATGGTTCATTCTGGGCACGGCCATCAACAGCCCGTATCGTTGTTCCCAGCGATCGCGCCACTCTTGCCAGTTGTCCGTAGTGACCTGGCTGGCTTCCGCCACGGCCTCGCTCAGCGCCGGGTGCGCCGCAAGAAGTATCGGACGGGCTTCAGCGCCCACGCGCGGGAGTTGGTGAGTGAAAAGCGACTCCCCTGTCATCCAATTGAGCACTTCGTAGACGCCGCCAATTGCGCCCATAAGCCTGCCGGTAACAACTGACAGCACATCAGCAGTAGGCATGTCTCTGGTTTTAGCTTCCGTCATGTCGGCCTCCTGGCCATGATGTCGCCTTCGAATTTCGGGGAGCGGGGCGTCGAGGCCTTCCGCTGTTGATTGCCGGTGCCTAAGGGGCGGCTTCCCCATTGATGCTTGGGGCGGGATATGCCGATGTGCTTGTCTGAGACGCGCTTGGTCTTGGCCTGCACGGGGATATCGAGGGTGCGGGTCTTGTGCTTGTGACAGGCTGGGCAGCAGACGACGCAGTTCTCCAGCGTGTCGCTGCCTTCCATCGTGGCCGGGAGCGGGTAGTGGTCGAACTCCTTGGCCTTGAGCACGGCGTTGCAGCGCTGCCCACGCTCTAGGCCATAGGCCACGCCTACAGCTTCGCAGCGACCATCGGCGCGGGCTGCTGCCGCTCGCATTGTGGCCTTGCTGAACTCGTAGCGCTTGGACCTAGCCATTGTCGTTGGCCTTCGCAGGCTTGAGGCCAAAGAAGTTGTCCGCAGCAACGGTGGCGTACCCCAGCGATGAAGCTAGGTGCTCAATCATCCGGTTTGGCGGCAAGCGAGTATGCTTGCTGGTCATGTGCGCAGCGGCAGTCAGAAGAACCATGACGGCGTCGGCGGGGTCTTCGCCTACGCCTTGGCAGATGGCTTGCACGGCTGCCTCGATAGCGAGCACGCGCTGGCGTGGATCCGTTGGGGCTTTGCCCTTGATCGTGACCTCAACCATTTGCTTCCTCCTGCCCTTGAACGGTGAGAGAAAATCTAGGGCCATCGTCGGTGTCCTCGACCATCAAGTCGCCACGAGTGACCATCTTTCGAAGAGCCTTGTGGGCGGCCCGCGGAATGCTGGTATCGACGCCTAGGCATACTGAACCGCCGGCTTTGGAGATGAGCTGGAGCAGGGTGCTCTCGGATGGGTTGAACTTCATGCTGCGCGCTCCCTTTCATCCTGGAACTGGACGCCATGCTCGGCGCCGAACGCGTGGATCAGCTCAATGAGATTGCTGAACTCCTCTTTGGTCAGGTCGCTGGTGTGCAGGCCCAGAACCACGAAGCTGCCCGGGTCGATGCCGGGCGAAACCCGGGCCTTGCGCAGAGACGCGGTGAACATGTCCTTCCAATCCTCTGGCGAGAGCTTCTGGCCGTACCAGTCAACCTGTGCCGACACCTCTCCGAGCAGCGCCCAAAGCTTGGCGTTTTGATCGACGGAGCGCTTGTTGACCTTGAAGGTGATGGACATGCCGAGCGGAGCGGCATCGACCCATCTCTTGGCCTTTGCCTTGTCCGCAGGACCATTGATGATGATGGGCTCATCACCCAGCCCTCAGGATGGCAAAAACACGCTGCGAATGCTTCGCCACGACTTCGTTGAAGCGCTGAACATCCTCGTCATCGTGGGCGGTCAAAGCGAACTGCTTGTTCCAGTAACCCACGCGCGCGGAGAGGCTGTCCAAGTCGGCGAACCTTGATAGGTCTTTGTCCATGTCGGAGAGGATCATTGATAAACCGGGAGAGGGTTGTTGGCCGCTCTCCCGTCCCTGGAGGAATTAGGTGCGGTCGCCGGGGAAGTCGTCGGACTGAATTTGCTCGAGGCGGTCTTTGCGAACGTCGAAGGCGCGCTGCAGGGCGTGTTCGTCGTTGGTCAGCGTCGCTTCGACGTCGTTCTCGTCCCATAGCTCCATCACCTGTTCTTCGGAGGTGGCAGTGCTCAGGCTGACAAACAGGTTGCTCAGGAAGCCTTCAGCGTCGAGCGCAGGCGATATCTCCGCATCAACAGCATCTTCGTCGCGACGGGCTTCCTCTGGCGGCGGAGGGGCAATGACCGGCTGCTGCTCTTCGACCGGGATTTCCTGCGCTTCGAACTCGTCGCGGATGCCGCCAAGAACGTCGCCAAACAGTTCGCGAAGGCACCAGCCTGCCGCGCGCCACGCCAGCATGCGCTGGGGATAGCGGAACCATGGACTGTCATTGTCCTTGGTGTATGGACCGTCCCGTCCCTGTTTGGTGATCTTGGCGGTATCGGACCAAAGGCCGGCGCGTACGGCATCCTCCTGGCTGAACTCCACCCGCTTTTCCTCGCCGGTGTCGTTGCGCTTCGCCTCGCACCAGCCAACCATCTTACCGTCGCGGATCTCGCATCCGGTGCGGAGGTATTCGGCGCGGCCGGACTGTCGAATGACGTTGATCAGCCCATCACCATAGAGGGCGGGTCGCCCGTTGATGACGGTAAAGCTGCGCAGCGCGACCATGGGCTTAAGGCCCAGCTCGGCGCCTGACATGATCGCAACTGCTACCGCCGCGGCGGCTTCGTCTTGCCCCTTGCCCTTCACAAGAGCATCGGGAGCAAGCCCGGACATCACCACGCCCTTGGAAACGCGGAACACCTCTTCGATCGACTGGGGAATGATCGCCGTCACGTTGCCCTTCATCGGCTGACGGATGGTTGCTATCTGGTTCATGCTGCTTTCTCCGGCCACTGCCTGTTGGCGTGCCAAAACTGATAGGTCTCGTAGGTGATGGGGCGGCTGGCGGCGTATGGCCAAACCCACTCGACCGGCACCGATTGGCCCGCGCGCTCGGCTTTCAACACGCCGTTCTCGATGAAGATCGCGCAGGCGATGAGCGGCCAGCGCCCACCCTTCGCGGGCGTCACGCCGGGGCTGCGGTCCTGAACCGCGAAATAGCCAACCCATGGATCACTCTCGTAGATCGGGGGCTTTTCGCCTCGCAGTGCCCGGCGCCAGCTGTCAAAGGCATCCACTGCTTTCGCTGTACTGGTCATTGGGGTGTCTCCGAGGGAGGAAGGGATTGGGAGGCTCTGCGGCCTGCGATGTCGTCTGCGATCAGTTCCTCCGGCATCATCAATTCAGGGGTAGGAGCGCGATCGCCTTGGGCTCTGCGTCGTGCTTCCCTGGCAAAGGTCAGTTGCTCTATGAGGAGGGTGGAGGTCATTTCAGGGCGCCCTTTTGCTCCAGAGCGAAGCCAAGAAGGTCGCGAACCGCCTTCGCCAGCGTCGGGATGCGGTTCTCGTACTGGTAGGAGGAAATCGCCTCCTTCTCAGCAACCGTCATCAGCACAACGACGCGCTCGGCTCGAGCCTCTTCGACCGCCTCGCCGTAGCGATTGAGGCCCTTGCGATGGTGCTCGCTCATGACATCACCAAAGGGTCGGGCAGTAACGCCACCAGCGCCACGCACAGGATTAGGGAAAAGCCCCAGAGATAGAGGGCAGGGTGGGCTTGGAGAGATGTGAGGCTCATTCGGCGGCCTCAGCTTCTTCCGCTGCCTGCCACTCAAAAAGGCCCAGACGCTCGGCCACTATCGGGTGGTGTTCGAGCAGCCACAGCTTGTCGTCGCGCTCTTCCAAGCAATGCTGGAACCACATGAAGTCTTCGCCCCAGCAGCCGGTCATCTTGGCGTAGGCAATGCCTGCTGCCTCGCATTCCGGATGGACGCGGTAGCTGTAGAAATCGCGGTAATAGCTGCCGACGACATGGTGCGCAGTGCTTCCAACCTTGATGGTGGTTCCGCACTGCTCGCACTGGTGAGGCTTTCGCGTTGCCTTGATGACCTTGGTGAAATTGAAGTCGGTCACCGCCTCTACTCCGCAGCTACGGCATAGGGCACTTCGATCAGCGTAATAACCTCACGCTGGAGCGGGGCATTGATCTGGCGCTCACGCTCTCGACGGGTACGGATATCCCGCACGTGCTCGCTGCTCATGGCCTCGAACCAGTGTTCAAGCCACGGGAAGGCATAGCCCTCGCATTCGGTGTAATCCTCGTAGGTCTTGTAATCCCCCATGAGGTCATCAGCGATGAGATGGGTGATGTTGTCGGCGTCGAAGTCGACCATGCTGCACAGGCTGATGGTGATGCCGCTGGCGTCGCCATATGACGCGCCGTCCAGCCATTCCAAGACCAGCTTGTGGGTATCGCAGACCGCGACCGGCAATCCCTTCTGGGCAATCACGTAGACGCCAGAGACTAGGGAGAGCTTGTGGCTCGCGAGGGTGTATTCCTGCTTGTTCTGCATAGTCGTCTCCTTGAGGAGTAACCGTTCGCTGCTTCCGGCCTCTCGGGTCGGAAGGGGTGAAGGGTCAGGCGGCGTTCCAATTCCAATTCCAATCGCCAACCTCATCGACCTCGACGGGCTCGAAAAAGCTGAGAGGATAGATGAATGCTTGGGAGGAGCGCGCTTCGTCGGCGCTCTTAAACAGGGCGCGTTCGGCTGGCTTGTCGGTGCAGCACGGGCCGATGTGGGTCCAAAACCGATACCAGATGTCCTTGCCCCGCTTCTTGCTGGCCAAGGTCTCTTTGAGTGCGAATGCCATGTCTCTCTCCATTCAACCGTTCAGGACTGCTGACCTCAGCGGATCAGCAGGGTGGGAGCGGTTAGGCGGACTTGGGGGAGAGCAGGGCGATGACTAGCTCGGGCTGCCAGAAGCAATCGCGCTTCAGCTTCTGCTTCACGTCGTAAGCGAACTGGCTGGTATGCTCGGCAAGCTCCCACAGACGCTCGGGCGTCATGGCGTCGAACAGTTCTTTCGCGCGCTTCTGGTTCGCTTTGAGCGTTGCGGCCGTTGCCTTCCGGGCGGTCTTCATTTCCCGAGCCTGGGCAGCGTTGTGGCGATCGAGCTGCGCATTGATGTCGCCGCGCTTGCTGAGCGGGATATTCAGTGTGCCGTGATCCAGCGCCATTTCCATCTCTCCATCGATCAGCGCTGTAGGGGTGCGCTGGTTGCTTGTTGATGAGATGAGAATGCATTAATGCACATAAGTGGTCAAGCAGAAAAATGCATAAATGCACTAAGCGCAATGCACGGGATTATTCCCCCTCGACTCTTGCGTCGATCTGAGTCGTTATTGGTGAGAGGAACATATGGAGAACAAAACTAGATGCGCGAGGTCACCCAATTCGTCGTAATCTTCCCCGGGCGGTTCAATGGAACGGGCAGGGAGGAGGCGAAGCTAATGCTCCGCGCCATGAAGGCTGAGTACCCACACTATAGGTTTGAGGCTATGCCCGGCCACAACCTGGACGAGGACTACAAAGTCATCCCGGTGATGGGGAGGCTAGGGGGTGGTGGGGAGGAAGAGGATCCGGACGAGGTGTATCTATGCAAGCCGCTGGATCCGAGGGTGATCCCGGACCTGATCAAGACGCTGCAGCTTTACGAGGGGGTGGGTGTTGGGGTGAGCTGAACAACAAAAGGCCCGCCGGTTGGGGCCGGCTGGACAAAGAAAAAGCCGCGGCGGCTGCCGAGGCATGATGTTTGCAAAAGCGTTACGTGTTGTCCCCCCGATCCCGAACCTGCCACCGCAGATAAAAACGCAGATAAGGGTCTGCCAGGTTGATTTCGCGCCGATCTTCGTCCCAGTCTATCGCTGACTCAGTTCCACTTTTGACCGAAATGTTTGATAGATGCTTTAGTGCGGAAGTAATTTCGTGCTTCTGAGGCATCATCTCGACCAATAAGCTGCCCAGCTTTCCGCGAAGCTCCTCATAACTCACGGTTGCTTTGGGGCCGGTCTGCGCTAGCGCTAACAGGGTGGCTTCGTAGATGTCCGCCTCTTCGCCCGCCTTAAGTGGTCGCTTCAGCCGCTCTTTTCGAGCCTGAGGACCTGTTACGAGCTTTTGATAAATCGGCAACCCGGCGTCCTGAGCAAGTCTCGAGAACATTCCTTCTAAATCATAGTGTGATGGTATTTCTTGGGCCCCAAACAGAGGCGCCTTTTCAATGTCGTTATCGAAGCAAATTTCCCAGCAAAATTTTTGCATGAGGAACGGGTTGGCTTGACACTCGTCCACTAGTCTCGCAATGAGCGTCGTGGGAGGCGTTACCTTCAGCGCAGCAAACCCCCTCTGCGGGATTTGAATTAATTCTTCACCGGACCATTCAGGCAATTGCACTGAAATGAATCTGCCTGTCAGTTCTGCTTCGGCGGAGATGGCGTCGAAGACGCGATGGGCAACCGACAGCAAGACAACTTTAAGGCCATTGAAGACGGATCCTTTGATATTTCTCACGATCTCCGTGCGCACGGCACTGTCGAGATAGTGGAAGTCGTCAATGACCAGCACAATTTTCTGATTAAGCATGGTCTCTAGTGACGCGCCCATGCCATCTACTCTGAATGCTTCACTGGCTGAACGCGCAAACAGTCGCGATCCGCCAGCGCTGAATAGTGGTAGATTAATACCAGCTTCTATTCCGCCGGATTTTTCCTCTTGGCTGGCGCGTTCGTATGGGATGTTTAGTTCCGATTGGACCTTCTCCCAGAGCGTGGCTGACGAGGACACCTCTCCAGCGTCAATCCAGACGTATTCACGGTTGCCCAGCACCTTTTTACAGAGGACGGTCTTTCCAGTTTTGGTGGGACCAGCCACCGACACAATTTGATTGGGTGTAGCCAGTGCTCGCGCAAAGCCGCGCTCGACGTGCATTTCTTGCCTGTCCACATAGGTTACAGTGGGTTGCCCGCCCGCTATGAAAACCTCGTCACGATACATCTTCGCCCCCTATGCGCGCCGCCATCGTTTTTGGCGCGCCGCGCGCGCCGTTAGAAACTGATGCCAAATCTGGCAAAATATTCGGCGCGCCTAACCGTCATTTGGCCTCAAATGCTGCTCGATCAGCTCTCGCGCAATATCCATGACCTCACCGTATCCAGGTACTTGGTCTGCGGCAGCCTGCTGCTGCTCAAGAAGCAATAGCGCCTGCTCATAGACCTCTACGGTTTCCTCGCCTGACAATAGGCCCTTGTCGTGCAGAGACTGAACGGGCGCCGCGAGTATGGCGGAGCTGGATAGCGTGACGGCGGCCACCAATGGCAACGGATCGGGTTTGTATTCTTCTCCGTCGTCGCTCATGGCTCAGCGCCGCCCTACATACGCCGCGACCCGGCCGAGAATTTTCACCCCATCAACATCGACCTCTTGCGCCTCATAGCTCGGGTTGTCGCTGATGATCTTGCACCGGGGAGGCACCGTGAACAGCACCCGCTGCAGGCGCTTAATCTGAGGCTCTGAGTGCCCATCGCTGATCAGGTAGACGCCATCAGCGCGCAGCTCGTGCTCTGTTAGATCGATGATGACCCGGTCACCTGGCGCATAGTTCGGCATCATGCTGTCGCCTTGGATGCCCAGCACGATCGCACGCTCAGGGTTCGCGACGGCCTCGCGCAGGTATGACGGCGGGATCCGCCATTCATCGACAATCTTGTGTGCGGAGATCGTGCCGTTGCCCATCGGCAAGACCATGACCTCGCCAACCGCTCCCTCGCCGCCGCCGGCCTTGGCGTCCAGCTCGGGAATAGCTCCGGGGATGGTGGGGTTGTAGTTCTCGCGGGCATAGCCTTCGCCGTCATGGTCTGGCGTCGGACGATAGGGGGCATCCAACGGCACCCGCTCAAACTCGCGTGCCGAACCGTGTGCGTTCAAAAATGCTGACAGCGAGATCCCGGTCGCTCGAGCGATCTTTTCAATGGTCGTGCTGGAGAGAGCAAACTTGTGCTCGGGATTGTTCAGCGGACGCGTGAGGGTCGTCGAAGGCATGTCGGCCTTCTTCGCCAGCGCTGTCGCTGACAGCCCGGTTCGCTCCATCACATAGCGCACATACGCCTTGGTTTCGTCTGCCATTCCGCTCATGGCGAAACCGTAGCGGAAAAATGCAGGAATGCACCGTGCATTAATGCTTGCAAGAGGTGCATTAATGCTGCAGTGTGCTGAGCATGAGCACCAATTCCGAAGTCATCGAATTTGAAACGAAGGTCCGAGCAGCCGGCATCACCATTGCCGACGTGCTTCGCGAGGCCGGGGTAGATCGCTCCCTTTGGACGAGATGGAAGAACGGGACGACAACGCCCCGTCTGGACAATTGGCGCTCAGTCGAGCGCGCAGCCGCGAAGCTTATGCCGGGCCGCCGAAAGGTGGGTGCCTGATGGCCGTCGAAGATAGCGTAGCCCAAGACCAGCTCCGCGCTTTCGTGGAGCGCATCGAGCGGATGAATGAGGAGAAGGCCGCAATAAACGCGGACGTCTCCGAGATCTACAAAGAGGCAAAAGGCAATGGCTTCGACACCAAGGTGTTGAAGAAAATCATTGCTGACCGGGCGAAGGACGCCAGCGAGCGCCTGGAGTTCGACGCCATTTACGAGCTCTACGCCGCAGCACTTGGCATGGATCATGCTACGCGTGCACCTGCACATGAGCGGCGCTGACATGGCCCGCTCACGTGACCCTGGCCACTGTGAAAACTGCTTGCTGGTGCTCATCACTGCAGCTGCTGTTGCATGGCTGATCCTCATTGCTGCTGCCTGCGCTCTCCACGCCACCGTGCTTGTCATGGGTTCGGTGTGATGGCGGCAGTTTCAACCATTGCGGTCGATCGGGCAGGGCGCTGCGAAACGGCATGCGCTTCTGCACCGGCGGCGTCACGCCTTCCCTCCGCGAATGAGAAAAAGCAAGGGCACACGACTGACCAGTCGAACCGTGTCTTTGGTTTTTCGCATTCTCTTCGGCTTGCAGGTTTCCTCCTCCCCCTGCTGAGCCGTAGCCGGGCATCCTTCGCCCCCTCTGGGGTGCCCGGCGCTCTTTCCGTGACCTTTGGCGGTACCAGCCGCCGTGGGTCGCAATCCTTCCGAGACCAGCCGCTTAACCAGGTCGCTGTCTCGGTATTCTTCCATCTCTCAAACGCCCTTTCGTCGCTCGCCTCTCGATGGGTTGACCCTAACGAGAACGGATTGACGCATGAGGCACGATCATTGTCGTCGGACGACAAAATCCATGACTGACGCAACAGCAGACATTGGTGTCGAGCAGGCGCGCGGATGGGCGAACAAGCTCATCGCCGCCAACCATCGCGGCCCCGGAGATACCGTGGACGCAGCCATTCACCGTGCGGCGGTGAAGCATGGCATCGACCCCAAGGCCCTTTGGCGGCTCCGCTACCGGACGCCCAAGGACATGCTGGTCAGTACATGGTCACGCATCAAAGCGGCCTACGAGGCTGAGTGCGAACGCCAGGAGGCCAAGCTTCGCCATGAACTGGAAATCACCAAGGCTCTGCCGGCCACCGAGGCTCGCATCGCTCTTATTCGCGAGACTGAAGCACTTCTTGAGCGACTGGCGAGCCCGGAAGTCCGAACGCCTGCCGAATGAGCCTACCGAAAAGCAAACCCCACGCGTCGAGGACTGACATGGGCAACACCCGCGAATGGACCCGAGAGTTTAATGCTAGGCGAAGCGAGCTGACGGACTTTGTGAAGGCGAAGGCAGGCCGGAGCGAGAAGGCACGCAAGAACGCAATCAGGGTGGCTGCGTCTGGCCGTTCTGCTGATCTGCCAGAAGTGGCTCGAGCATCTGTAGCGAACCGCCGCGCCATTGCCATGGTGGAACGGCTACAGGGTGGTGCGCAGTGAACAATGAACTTGCCGTGCTTGATCTGTTCAGCGCTGCCGCCGGCGGCTGGTCGCTCGGCATGCATCGGGCGGGCTTCCATACGGTTGCTGCCTGCGAATGGATCGACTGGCGCCGCGCGCTCTACCTCCAGAACAACCCTGGCGTCAGGATGTATGACGATGTCCGCACACTCACCGGCGAACAGCTTCTTCGAGATCTCGGGTTTCTACCCGGAATCGTTGTCGGAAGCCCTCCCTGCCAAGACGTCAGCCCCGCCAACACCAAAGGTAAAGGCGTCGAAGGCGAGCGCAGCGGCCTCTACTTCGAAGCAGCCCGCATCATCGGAGAAGTCCGCCCTCGTTGGTTCGCTCTTGAGAACAGCGCTAATCTCCGAACTCGAGGCGCAGACCTCGCCCTCTCTGCATTGGAAGAACTCGGCTACTCCTGCTGGTCGTTTGTGGTCCGTGCTGGCGACATCGGCGCCAACCATGAGCGGCCCCGGTCTTGGCTCATTGGGTGCGACATTGCACAAGTTACCGACGCCGATGGCTTCGGACGGCATGAAGGACGGCAAGGGCGGGGGAGCCGGCTCGACCTATCCCTTCCGCAAGATACTGGCCACGCCCCGCGCGTCGGACGCCAGCCATGGGCCGGAGATATCGAAGGCCGCCGCGTCGAAATCGACGGGCGTGTCACTAGTGACGATGCTGGAAATGGGCAAGAGAGAAATGCTCTCGACGCCCAGAGCTTCGGACATGAAGGCGGGCGGCCACGGCGATACGGGCCGGATGGGCTCCGTGCGGCACCAGTTGCAGAAGGCATCAGAGAACTTGCCCACGCCGACCAAGAGGGACAAGAGGATGGATCGCTGGTCCCCAGCCTACGACAAGCGGAAATCGCCAACGATGGATGCGGTGCTGGACGGGGCGATGACCGGCCGTGCCCCGGGGAAATGGGACTATGCCCGGGAGATAGCCTCAATGCTGTCGGACGCCGGGCTGACTGGTCCCTCGATGACCTTGCCCATCACTTACGGTTGGATGCTGGGCTATCCACCTGGGTGGCTCAGTCGCGCATTGCAGTCGGCGGTCCAAGAGGGACTGCTGCAGCATCCCTCATCGTTGAAGCGTTCGGCGACGCGGTAGTTCCCCAAATCCCCGAAGCCATCGGCCGAGCCATCCTGCGAACAGAGCGGGCGTTGGCGGCTGTCTATCAAGGCGAGGCAGCATGACCCGCTTCACCCCTCCCAAGCGAAAGCCCTCAGACAAATCCAAACTCAAGGCCATGGCCAAGAAGGCAGAGGCGAAACCGAAGGCTGGGAAATGAACGCTCAGCCCAAAGACAAGACCGAGATCGTCCTGGCGATGTGGCGCGGCGGTGCTGACACCACTGACATCGCGCAGCGCACCCGACTGTCAGAGGCGCTTGTCTACTCGATCATAGCCCATCGCCCTCAGACGGTGCGGCCATCACTGAAGATCCCATACGCAGGAGCAGCCCGATGAGCTACCAAGTCCAGCTTGCCGGTCATTATGCGGACGTTCGGAGCCGCCTTTACGGAGCGCCGGCCCCCCTCAACGTCCGTGCCCTGATACCGCCGCCGAAGCCGGTGAAGGCGAAGATCATCCGCATCAAAAAAGTGCATGAGCAGATGGCCGAGGCATTCGACCGTCCGCTGGGAACATCGGTCAACATGCTCGCGCCTCCGAGCTGGCGTTTCATCGTGGCACTGGTGGCCATGAAATATGGCGTCCACCCCCGCGATATTCTCGGAACCGATCGGCACGCCAATGTCATAGGCGCGCGGCACGAGGCCATGGTGTCGGTCTATCAGCACACCCAGGGCAGCATGCCATCGGTCGCGCGGTTCTTCGACCGGGACCACACCACCCTCATCCATGCGATGAGGAAGCACAAGGCCAAGGGCAAGCTGGTCGACCCGGTCTACGTCACATACGCGAGCACGGCGGAGCACCGGAGAGTGTTCATGGGAGAGCCGGCATGACCACCCGCCACTCCATCCCAACAAACGGGCATCCAACGCGCAAGGCCGCAATCATCGACCTATACGAGCAGGGCGTGCAGCAGAAAGAGATCGCGCGCCAACTGGAATGCAGTCGGAACTCCGTGAGCCAGGTCATTCACGACTATCGGCAGAAGACCGGACGATACATCGATCCTGTCAACATCACACCCCCCGCGCGCAAGCGGAAAGCCATGCGTGAGCCCGCATCCTACAAGCCGAGGTCCTACGCCATGTTAAACTACCGTAAGTCGGTGGCTGGTGCTCGTCAGGCTCTGGAGGCGATGTCCCAATGAGCAACCTCCAGTGGTTCCGCCTGTATCACCGCATTGTTGACGACGAGAAAATCCGCCTACTCGCGTTCGAGGATCGGTGGCACTTCATCGCCGTTTGCTGCCTCAAGGCTGACGGCCTTCTGGACGAACCGGAAGGCACCCTTAAATGGCGGAAGATCGCCGTGAAACTAGGGGTGCAGTTGCGCGAGTTGGACGAGATCAAACGTCGCCTCTTTGAGGTCGGATTGGTCGATGCCGACATGCAGCCCACGGCCTGGGATGAGCTGCAGTATCGCAGCGACACCAGCACTGATCGTGTCAGGAAATATCGTGAAAAAACAAGGGCGAAACCGGATGAAACGCCACGAAACGTTTCAGTAACGCCCCAAGATACAGAGACAGAAACAGATCTAAAAGAAGAACCTAGCGGTTCTTCCAAAAAACGGGCGGTTCGTCTGCCTGCTGATTTTGTTCCTGACCTTGAATGGGCTGTCGCCAAAGGGCTCACCCTTTCCCAAGCCCAGACCGAAGCCGAGAAGTTCCGGGACTATTGGAACGCCAAGGGTGGCGCTTCTGCTGCGAAGCTCGACTGGCCCGGCACTTGGCGGAACTGGGTGCGCAGCGCTGTTGAGCGGATTCCCAAGCAGCGTGGATTACCTCCAGCCCCCGCCACCCGTCATGACCCCTTCAAAGCCCTTGCCCAGGAACTCAGCGATGAACAAGACCGAAGCCACGGAAGCGACCGCCGCCATCGGGATGATGCTCAAGGCGTTTCCGTCCTCACAATCGAACATCTCGGATGATAGCGCCCGGGTCTACCTGTTCGCCGTGGAGGAGTTCTCGCTCGAGGCCATCAAACGCGCCTGCCGGCTGTTCGTTCGTGGCGAGGTGAAGGGCCGGAACAATGCCTTCGCCCCATCGGCGCCCGAACTCGCCGACGTCTGCAAAACCGCGGAAGGGCAGATCAAGGTCGAACAGTACGAGGCCGAGCGCGTCTTCATCGAAGAGGGTTCCGAGCTTTGGCAGAAGATGCTGGTGCATCGCAAGGGCGAGAGCGCACCGACTTTCGCCCGTGACGGAAAGCAGGGCTGGTTCTTCTCCCGGGAGGATGCTGCCGAGGCGGCGAAGCTCGCTCTGCCTCCGCCAATCTCTGAGGCTCAGATGCAGGTGAATGCAGTCCGCTTGTCAGCCTTGGCGGGAGCAAAGACCTTCAATGCCACCGACGATGAAGCCCACGATATGGGGCAGGCGGGTGCGGCATGACTGAAGCCGAAGAACTCCACTGGCTTCGGGACTGGCGCAACCGGCTTCTCGCTGCAATGCGCCTGTGGTGGAAGCCATCGAACTACCCGCAGGCATGCGCCCGATGGACCGACGTAAAATCGATCCTCGCAGAGACACCCGAGGCCCCCTCTGCCTTTGAACACGAGATGAAAGAGAAGACGAGATGAGTGTGCCAAAGGCGCTCTTCTGGTGGGTCGTGATCGCGATCATCTCACAGCCAGCTTTTGAATTCCTCGGCGGCGTTGTCGCCGCTCTCGCCTCCTAACCCCACACCATCAAGAGGCCCATAGATGGCACAGCGGATCGTACAGCACCGGCTAGTCCAAGACCCCTCGATGACGGACGCCGAGTATTTCCATCAGCGGCAGATCAAATCCGGGCCCCACGTCGGCAAGGTCACCGTTGCCATGAGCATGGTGGAATATGTCGGGGGCCTGGCCCGGCTCTCCGGCGCCAGCGAAGTGCAGATCATGGCCGCCGCACGCTATCGGATGGTGTTTGAGCGCGCACAGATCGGCGGGGCGAGGGCAGTGGACTATGCAGCGGTGAAGGTCGACACCTCGGGGCCGCGAGACGATGTGCTGTTCGGAAACGTTGCCGACGCTCTCGACAATTACAAGGGGGCGGTTCGCCATCTGGGCATGATGCGATCGAGCCTTGTGGAGCGGATCGTCTGCCATGACCTCTCATTGACCAGCCGCGGCATGAAAACGCGGGAGCGGGAAAAGGCCAAGGAAGCCTTGCTCTCCGCCCTCGATGATCTGGCGGTTTACTTCAAGCTGACGACGAAACGTGCTGCTTGACAAAGCGGCACGGTTAACCCAAGATTGGTTACGCTGACGAACTGCGTCGGTGATTTGCAAGGCTCGCATCATGCGGGCCTTTTTCATTTTGCCACTCCCTACATCGAAAGGACTGCCCATGCGCATCACTGCGTTCATCGGTGCTGCTGTCCTCGGCATGGCTATGATGGCGCTCGCGCCTGCGGCCATGGCTCTGGACGATCCGCTCCCGGATATCTGTGTCCTCGACCTTTCCCCGCATTCCACCATCGACAATGTCGCTGTCATCCCCGATGGCGAAGACTGCCCGTCCATTGCCGCCGATGCCCGTCTCGATCTCGCCAGTCTTGGCGGCGACCAGGGCGAAGCCGCTCCGGCCCTGTGTGCAACCGTCCAGCAGAATGCGCTCGACTTTTCCGATTACCGCCTGCACGTCGACCCGGGCCGATGTCTGGTCTAGCCATTTAGAAGAATTTCGGTCGAGCGCTTGCGGCGCTCGGCCTGTTCACCCAACTCGTGCAAAAAATGCACAGGTTCGATGAGCAGGTGAGGCCCCCGCATCGCTCGTGGTAGACTCACAGATGCTGAGTGCGCCTAGATCATTGGGCAGGTGTGTTCGCCTTGAGTAACCTGGGGGATTGAGGATGCGGTCCAGCTAACATAGGTGTCTGATCTCGTCTCAACCCTCAGCGGCGTGATGACGGTGAAAATGTCGGAGCCATGTGTAACGATGAGCCTGACGTCGGCAACATCTTCTCCAAACGGGAAATCGACTTCTGCGACGTTTGAGCCTTCAGCCTTGTACATGCCATAGCTTTTTCGCTCGCTATGCCGAACGCCGTTGGCATCACACATTTCTACGGCAACCTCCATGGCGTGCGTGGTGTCATACTTCCCAAAAAATACGGTGCATCGATTATCAGCGCTGCAATACGCGCCTTGAATGCCTACCCTGTCTGTGTCGGCGAGGGTGGGTTCGGCTTGCATCCGCGTTAGTATCTGCTCGAGAAGACTGGGCAGGGTTCCCGGGACGATTACCGAATACACTCCGACACCGAGGCCCCCTACTGTGGCAATGGTGCCAACCACAGTCATGATACGATTCCAAATTTCCCACGGACCGCTCACGCGCGCTCTCCGCGCCGCTGGCTTAGCGTGTTGATGCACATATCAAGAATCCCCCATCCCAATAGTTGGGGCAGTAGGCATGAGGAGCTAAAGACTGGCAAGCTGGTTAGGTGGTTTTTTGTTCGAGGCCAGATATTTGCCACGCATGGGGCATGTCAAATCACCAGGCATTTAGACAGAGATCGCCCGCTCGTACCAAACACCAAACAAGGCCCCGCACGCCTCTCCGAGGAAGCGAACCCGGCAGCCGTGAGCCCACGGCGATCCGCCTGAACAGCGGGCGTGGGGCCATCTTATCGAAGCGGCGGCGTTGAACTGGAAACGCGGCAAAACTAGATGCGTGGGCAGCCCGGCGAGTGCTAGGTCCATTTGCCTTCCGGCCCGCTTCGAGCTTCCATGGTTGCGCCGTTATCATTGATGGCGGCATCCATGTCAGCGTCCGTCTGTAGCTGTTTGTAGCGGTTAGTACCCATTCCCGATCATGGAGAGATGCGATGAAAGACATCGAGATCGCACGCGAGGCCGCAGCCAAAGCGCAGGCAAATGGTGAAGTGGCCAAGATGATCCGTTCTGGCGACTTCGACGCGTGGCCCAATGTTCAGGCCGCCCTGAACGCTATCAAGGCCGTTCGCTCATCCTAACCCCATTCCGCAGCGCGGCGTAAACCGCGTCGAGCCTGGTGGAAGGCCGGGCAATCAGTCTTTCACTTCTGGGTATTGACGAATTCCCCAAGACCGGCGCCGATCATGCGTGCGATTTCAATATGCAGGCCGCCAGAATGCTTGCCACTGCCGGCTAGTGCTTTAACCGCCTGTTCGCCGAATGACGTCGCCACCAGATCGATGACTGTGCATTCCCCGTTCGTGCCGCTTGGTGTGCTGTGGAAACGCACCAGCGCTTCATCGTGGAGCCAAGTCAGAGCATTTCCGAACGCATCATCGAAATCGCGGAAATCCGGGTAGTCGGAAGCAAAAGCAGCGTGCACGTCCTCTGACGACAATCCGATTGGATCGTCAGCATCCACGGCCATACTTAGCAAATAACCCCGCAGGTCAGATTTCAGCGACATGCCCGTTCTCCCCAGTCCCAGATATGAGAACCTATATCAATCCTGCATTCGGCCCGGCTGATCATATGTCGCGCGGGTTCGCCATGCTCTCTCCCCTCGTAGCCATACTGCATTGTCTTGAGTGAGCGACTTGAATTTCGCCAGCACAGACTTTGATATCGCTAGATTGCCGTTGTCGTTGAAGTACGTTGTGCCGGCGCCGAATTGCTTCTGGAGGGAGTATGCTGCGGTTTCCTGATCAAGGTATCCCGTGGCAGTAAGCTGTTTGGCCATCCATCCCGCGGCAAGGTCATCTGGCGATGGGTTAGAAGTAGCGGTCACTTTGTCTTGACGGCATTTACCGCTTCGAGCGCTTGGGCTGGGAAGGTGCCATTTTTCTTATTTGCACCTGCAAACCAAGTGGTGGCGATGTTGCCGCCATAAGCGTCGGGGTCGGTGACCGTCATGGCAGGCCCGCCAGATTTAAGTTGAACAATGTCACCGGCTTTAAATGAATTGGCCATTTGTGCCCCTCTGAAAAACAATCAAAGGAAATCATAAATGGCTCGCGGAGGAAAGCGCGAAGGTGCTGGGCGTAAGCCTGGTGCCCCAAATATTGCGACGGCGAAAAGAGAGGCAGAGGTAAAAGCCTCCGGTCTAACGCCTCTCGAATACATGCTGAGTGTTCTCAGAGACCAGGGAGCCAAAGCAGAAGATCGCATGTGGGCCGCCGAAAAGGCCGCGCCATATGTTCATCCCAAGCTGGCGTCCGTGGACCACAAGTCAAGCGACGGAACCATGACGCCCAAGCCTGACAGGATCGTAATCGAGGCCGCTGATGACGACGGCGACGATCAGGCTTCCTCGTAAGCTGAAGCCGGTCTTCGCGAAGCCGAGGGGATCAGTCCAATATCGTGGAGCTCATGGCGGGCGCGGTTCGGCCAAGTCTTTCAGCTTCGCCAAGATGGCGGCGGTGTTTGGGTATGCCGAGCCGCTGCGCATTCTCTGCACCCGTGAGTTCCAGGCGTCGATCAAAGAGAGCTTCCACGCCGAACTGAAGGCGGCAATCGCATCAGAGCCCTGGCTTGAAGCGCACTATGACGTTGGGGTCGATTACCTCCGGGGAGAGAACGGAACAGAGTTCATATTCCGCGGCCTTCGGCACGGTGTGAACACGATCAAGTCGCTCGCTAAGATCGACCTGACCATCGTTGAGGAAGCTGAGGACGTTCCGGAGGTCTCGTGGCTGGCGCTTGAAGCGACAGTGCTTCGAACACCCGGCTCCGAACTGTGGCCTATTTGGAACCCGCGCCTTGACGGCTCGCCCGTCGATCAGAGGTTCCGGAAGAAGCCTCCGCCAAATGCGTTGATTGCCGAACTCAACTGGCAGGACAATCCGTTCTTCCCGCCCGGCCTTGATGCCCTGCGGCGGCGCGATCTCGAAAGACTAGACCCCAACACCTATGCCCACATTTGGGAGGGTGCATATCTCGTCAATTCAGATAGCCAGGTGTTCGCCGGCAAGTTCCGCGTATCGGATTTCACGCCCGGCCATGATTGGGATGGGCCTTACCAAGGCGGCGACTTCGGCTTTGCTCAAGATCCGACAGCCGCGGTTCGCTGCTGGATCAAGGATGATCAGCTTTTCATCGAGTACGAGGCTGGCAGGGTCGGTCTTGAACTAGACGACACGGCACCATTCGTAACGCGGCGGATACCTGATTTCGACAAGCACGCCACCCGGTGGGATAATTCCCGACCAGAGTCGATCAGTCATCTTCGGCGTCACGGCCTGCCAAGGTCTGAAGCAGTCGAAAAATGGAAAGGCAGCGTCGAGGACGGCATTGCCTTCATGCGGTCGTTCAAAGAGATCGTTGTGCATTCGCGCTGCGTCGAGACGATCAAGGAAATGCGGCTCTACAGCTACAAGGTTGACCGCCTCTCTGGCGATGTTCTGCCGGTACTGATTGATGCCAACAATCACTACATCGACGCGATCCGATATGCGCTTGGCCCGATGGTCAAGCAGCAGGCCACTGGCTGGATACTAACCCGAGGCGACACATGGTGAGCAGAGCAACTATGGTCGTCAATTCCATCCAGCGTCGGCTGGATCAGATGTTCCCGGCCTACTTCAACCGTGGGCGCAAGCACGATCACTTCAAGGATTTCGGCTGGCCCGATCAGCTGGACTTTGAGCAGTTGTACCGGATGTACCGCCGCAACGGTCTGGCCTTCGCCGGTGTCGACAAGACGATCCTCAAGACCTGGCAGGACAACCCCGAGGTTTGGGAAACCGAGAAGCCCAAGGAAAGCGAGCTCGAGGGCGATATCCGGCAGCGCTTCGCCGACCTGCGCATCTGGCAGCACTTCGCTGAGGCCGATCGGCGGTCGATGGTCGGCAAATATTCCGGCATCATCCTGCGGTTCGCTGACAGCAAGAAGTTCGAAGAGCCTGTCCACGCCGTACCCGGTGGCATTCTCGGCCTGGCTGGCGTCATTCCCGCGTGGGAAGGTCAGCTCACCGTTGCTGAATGGGACACCAACCCAGACAGCGAAACCTTCGGGGAGCCGCTGTTCTACCAGTTCAACGAATCCGCTGTGGGCGACAAGACCCAGCCCCGGCAATTCCGAGTGCATCCCGATCGCGTTCTGATCTGGTCAGACGATGGCACGATCAATGGCCAATCCGCATTGGAGCCGGGCTACAACGATCTGATCGACGCCGAGAAGGTCAAAGGGGCAGGCGGCGAGGGCTTCTGGAAGACCGCCCGTGGCGCTCCTCTTATCGAGGCGGCCGCTGGCACTGACCCCAAAACCATTGCCCAGACCATGGGGGCGGGGACGCCCTCCGAGTTCATCGACAAGATCAACGAGCAGATCGACAGTTTCCAGTCCGGGTTCGACAAGGGCCTGATGCTCGGCGGTATGACCGCAAAGCCTCTGCAAATCACTCTGCCCAGCCCGGAGCACTTCTTTGCCGCTCCGGTACAGGCATTCGCTGCCAGCCTGCGCATTCCGGTGAAGATCCTCCTCGGTAGTCAGACAGGCGAGCGCGCCAGCACTGAGGATGCCCAGGAGTGGGCCCAGACCTGCAACGGCCGGCGCATGATCCGCAATCTGCCGATCATCCAAGAGTTCATCAATCGGCTTGAGCGTTTCGGCATCCTGGCCGCCAAGGACTGGCACATCGAGTGGGCCGATCTGACTGAGGCATCTGCCGGCGAGAAGATGCAGCGCGCCAAGGATATGGCCGAGATCAACGCCAAGCATACGAACGAGTACGTGTTCACGCCGGACGAGATCCGCGGCGTGGCCGACTATGACCCGCTGACAGAAGAGCAGCGCGTGACCGACGACTTGCCCGAAGACGACTTGCTGCCGCCTCCAGCGGCCCAATAGATCCCGGAGACATCGCTGTGACCAAGACCGTCCGAGTGAACATCCTCTCGGTCGCGAACGCTGCTGCCGTGCGCAAGGAAAAGCGCAATGGCCGTGATGTCGTGATCGTGCCAAGCGCCACGCTCCCTGACAACGTGATCATGAATGGCGTCCTCTATCCGGCCGAAGAGATCGCCAAGGGGTTCAAGGGCCTTGAGCGTACTCCCGCACCCCTCGGGCACCCGAAGATCAACGGCAAGTTCGTCTCTGCTCGCGACCCGGAGGGTATCAATCTCGGATACATCGGCGCTTGGAACGAGAACGTGCGTCAAGAAGGCGGACGTGTCCTGCTGGACAAGGTGATTGACGTCGAGGTCGCCAATCGCACCGAAGGCGGCAAGGCGGTTCTGGCGGCAATCGCCCAGGGCGGGCCTATCAACACCTCCACCGGTCTATTGGCTCGCATGGAAGATGTCGCCAATGCCAAGGACCACAAGCGCATCGCTCGCGACTTCGCGTTCGACCATGACGCAATCCTTCTGCATGAGGCGGGCGCTGCCACGCCTGAGCAGGGGGTCGGCATGCTGGTCAACGAGAAGGGCGAGGAAGAAGAAATCGAGGTCATCAATTCCTCCCTCATTGAGGATGCTGACCGTGAAATCGACTGGGCGGGCACCCGCCTGGTGGAAGCCCTCAAGCGCCGGGACTCTATCGGCACTTGGGAGCGCATGAAAACCGCCATTCTGGAGGCCGTTGGCCTCTCCGAGCGGGAACCCTCTGTCAATCGAAAGGAAGACGACATGGCTGTCTCAGAAGAGCAGTTCAAGGCGCTTTCCGATGAGGTGAAGACCCTCTCGGAAGCAATGAAGCCCGAGGCGCTGGGCAAGGTGATCGGCGACGTGGTGGCAAATGCCGTCAGGCCACTCGTCGAAGCCCAGGCGGAACTCACCGCCAACCAGAAGACCAAGGACGATGCCGAACTGGCAGACCTCCAGGGCAAGATCGTCAAGGCCAACCTCATGGACGAGGCCGCCGCCAAAGAACTCACCCTCAATGCGGCGCGCGCGCTGGCAAAGAAGGCCGAGCCCGGCAAAGCGGCCACGCTCAACGCGGCCCTTGGCACCTCCACCAATGAAGGCGGCGGCTTTAAGCTGCCTGCCGGCGACAAGAAGGAGTAACCCGCCATGGGTCGCTATTCCCGCATCCATCTCGGCCCGGCTCGCAAGAACGACCCGCAGGTCCGTGAAGCCGAAGCCGCGGCATCCTCTGCAATCAAGCCGGGCACGTTCCTCGTTCTGTCGTCCGGCCGCTTCGCCAATGCTGTGGCCGACACGGTTGGCAAGGTCTGGCTCGCCCAGGAAAACTACCTCGCCCAGAAGGGCGTCGACACGGCGTACAAGCCCTATGTCTCGGCATCCGATCGCGGCGACACCGTTCTCGGCCTCGAGCTGCAGGACGACACCCATTACGCCGCTGTCATTGCCACCGGCACGAACGTCTCTGCCGTCGGCACTCCGCTCAAGCTCGCCGCAAGCGGCAAGCTGGCCATCGCCACGCCGGGTACCGACAACATCGTCGCGTTCTCCGACGAGGTCTTCAACAACAACACTGGCGCTGACCAGCTTCTCCGTATCCGCGTCTCCGGCATTCCCGGTGCCAAGGGTGCGCAGGGCGAAGCGGGCTAAGGAGATCATCAATGCGCTACTTTGACGAAACCCTCGTCGCCAACTCCCGGCCGCACGCGGCCTGGTGGGGCGAGATCGGCATGCAGCGGGAAGTCTTCCATCAGACAGAAGACGCCCTGATCGGCAGCCATCGCAGTTCCATGGCCGCAGCCCTCGGCTCGACCATGCTGGCCAACTCCTCGGCAGTTCTCCCGCGTGATGCCTGGCTCGAAATGGACACCATCACCCGCCGCGTCATGCGTGACGACGAAGGCGAGAACTTCATGCGTGACCTGATGGCGCTCGCCCGTCCGGTCAATATCGGCAAGATCGCCTTCGGCTACCGCGTTGCCAGTGATGCCGGCACGGTTCGCCGGTCCATCTCCGGCAAGGTACCGGAAGTGCTCGGCAAGACCGATTACGACTATCGCCGGACGCTCGTGCCGATCTTCAACACCGGCTATGGCCGCTCCTGGCGCGAGTGGAACACCCTGCAGTCCGAGAGCTTCGACGCTCTCGCAGACGATCAGGAATCGCACACCGCCGCAATCCGTCGTGACATGGCGCAGTATGCTCTCGATGGCGACACCTCGATCACCTTCGAAGGTTCGGTTGGTTACGGTATCCGCAACCATCCGGCGTCCAAGGCAATCAACCTGGGCTCTGCCGGTGGCGGGTTCAACATCGACCTCACCTCTGGTTCGACCACGCCCGACCAGATCGACGCGTTCTTCACCAATGGCATCGGCGGCGCTCTCCGCGCCAACAAGCTCGGTGGTCGCAAGGTCAACCTGTATGTCTCCGGCGAGATCATGCAGAATTTTGGGCGCAGCTATTCGGGCTCTGCGGGCTTCAAGGCCGGGCGCCTCATCGACTATCTGCGCACCCATCCGAACATCAACAAGATTGAAGAAACTTCGCTGCTGACTGGCAACCAGTTCTTCGCCTTCGTTCCGGATGCGACCTATATCCGCCCGCTGATCGGCATGGCGGTGAACACTACTGCTGCAGTGCGTCTCAACCCTGTCGATGACTATAACTTCCTCATCATGGGTGCGATGGGCATGGACATCCGCTCCGACTGGAACGGCGCGAGCGGCGTCTTCTACAGCACGGTCGTCAACTGACGCATCGCTGGTGAGCATTTTGAGGGTCCGGCCAGCGCCGGGCCCTTTTGTATGCCCATTGAACCTCGAAAGGAGCGCATCATGCGCATTCAGATTACTGCCGGCGGCATCTATGGCTCCGAAGGCGAACTTCAGATCGGCACCGAACTCACTGTTGAGAGCGTCCCCGAAGGCTGGGCCGGTCGCTACATCGATCTCGACAGCCGTGGGGCGACCGCCGATGGTGCTGGCGATCGCGACACGAACGGCGACACTCCCGCAATGGCCGAGATGCGCGCCCGCTTCGACGCCTCCTACAAGCGCCAGGGTGAAGAACTCACCGACGCCAAGAAGAAAATCGAGGAACTGACGGCTGATCTCGTCGCGAAAGGTGAAGAGATCGCCATCCTCAAGGCTGCGGCTAATCCTGGCGGCAATCCTCTCGATCATGATGGCGACGGTAAGCCTGGCGGCGCAAAGCCGAACGATCCGCCGAGCGAGCGCGACGAGCTGAAGAAGCAGGCCGCCGAGCTTGGCCTGGAATATGCCAAGAACATCACCACCGAGAAGCTCAAGGAGCTGATCGACGCGAAGCTGGCGGCCTGACCATGGCTGGCTATGGGGACGACAGCGGCTTTGATGCCTGGCTCGCCGCAAACGGGCTCACGCTGCCCGTAGGCGCGCCGGCCGCTGCCGTCCTCCGCCAGCGGGGCAGTGCCTATATCGACGGCACCTACGAGGCTCGCTTCGTGGGGTATCGTGCAGGCGGCTTCGCACAAGAACGATCATGGCCGCGCGCCAATGCCGTGCTGGCATCAGGCGAAACCGTTCCAGACAGCGTAATCCCAGTGGCCATCGTCAACGCCTCCTATGAGGCGGCATTGCAGGAAGCGCGCGAACCCGAAAGCCTTTCGCTGATCGGCTCCGCTGCCGAGCGCGTGAAGCGCGAAAAGGTCGAGGGCGCCGTCGAGGTCGAGTATCAGGCAGCGGCGGCCGGCGAGTTTGCCGCCACGATCCTGCCCGTGATGACTGCTGTCGAGGGGCTGCTGGCGCCGTTCCTCAAGATCGAGGCGGGGGCAACTGCTGGACTCTGGAGCATTGGCAGCTGATGGCCAAGCGCTTCGACTACGGCAAGATGCAGGGCACGGCCACACGCCTGCTGGATCGGTTTCAGCAGGGCGTTGTGCAACTGATCGTTCCGGGCGAACCGGTGCCGGGTGAAAACGAGTGGGACCCGCCCACAGAGGGAGAGCCCGTCGTTCACACGCTCAAGGCCACCGTGGCGGCTGTCACCGTCGATCAGGCCAACGCCAAATATATCGACGGGTCGCTGATCACCACGGCCGATTTGGTCGTGACCTGCGCCGTTCCACCGGTGAAGCCTGACCTGCAACATGTCCTGACCATCGACGGCGAGGCGCGAACCATGAAGAAGATCGTGCAGCTTCCGTCTGCAGGCGTGCCGGTGGCGTTCAAGCTCTTTGTACAGGGCTGACATGGCTCGGAAACCAACCAACCGCTCGCGCATCGAACAGCTGACCGAGAAATGGGAGCCTGCGATCAAGACTGCGTTTTTCGCTGCAGTCACCGATATTGTCAGCCGCGCCGAACTGAACCGCATCGTTGAGCGCCTGGAGCGCGGTGATATCGCGGGGGCCATTGATGCCGTGCATCTCGATCCGGCTGCATTTCGCGCGCTGGACAATTCGCTCGCTCAAGCATTCGACGCCGGCGGCGCTTCCCAGATCGGCGCGCTGCCGCGTCTTACCGATCCGCAGGGCAGTCGCTTCGTCATCCGATGGGACGCCCGCAATACTCGCGCCGAGGCATGGCTGCGGAACCACAGTGCAACGCTGATTACCCGGATCACGGATGAGCAGCGGGCCGCGATACGTTCGGTCCTCGAGAAGGCAATGATCGAGGGACGCAACCCGCGCGCCACAGCGCTGGACATCATTGGACGCGTCAACCGGGCCACGGGGCGGCGCTCAGGCGGCATTGTTGGGCTTTCCGGTCCACAGGTCGCAACGGTAGACAAAGTCCTTCAGGCGCTGCTCAGCGGCGACGTTGAGGGCATGCGGGCCTATCTGAAGGCGGTCCGCCGAGATAAGCGCTTCGATGCCACTGTCATGAAGGCGATTGAGCAGGGGGCGGTAGTGCCCCGCGACTTGGCCTCGCGCATAGTGGGCCGCTACGCTGATCGTCTCCTGGCGTTCCGAGGCGAAGTGATTGGTCGCACCGAAACAATGGCGGCGCTCAACCAGTCTGGTGTCGAGGCAATGCAGCAGGCGATCGATGCCGGCGCTGTCCGCGCCGATACCGTCACCAAGATCTGGCACACCGCGCGCGACAAGCGGGTCCGTGACACTCACGCCAACCTTGACCGTGAAGTCGTCGGCATGAGCGAGGTGTTCTCGAATGGGCTGGCTTATCCCGGCGATCCATCGGGCGGCGCCGCAGAGGTCGTGAATTGCAGATGCTGGCTTGAAACCCGGATCGACTTCACCGCGCTGCTCATCGAGGAAGAACGCAGACTGGCGGGCGTCTGATGGCCAGCACTTTCAGCGCTCAGGTATCCTCCTGGGTGAGCATGTCAGATCGGCGCATCGAGACTGTCTTCAAGGAATCGTCTCAGGACGCCATCAGCGAAATGCAGGAGGTCGGCCCGTCCGTCGCTAACCCCGAGAGTTCCGGCACTGGCAACATGCCAGTCGACACGGGCGCGCTAAGGGCAAGCTTGCAGGCCGCGCTTAATCAGCCGGCGAATGTGATCTTCCGGCCGCCGACTGGTGGCAATGTCGCCTATGACCCGAGCCCGATCGCTCTGGTGATCGCGTCCGCAAAGGCCGGTGACACGATCTATGCGACGTATTCCGTCGAATACGCCCAGGCCATGGAAGCCCGTTATGGGTTCGTCCGCCTCACTGCCCAGAACTGGCAGCAGATCGTCAGTCGAGCCGCTTCCCGGGTGAAACGTCGGGTGACTGCGGCTCTTGGCTGAGTAGGGCCATCTTGAAGGCTAGAAGGACCTGTCTCGCGCCGCGAAGGGCATTGTCCGTCAGAGGGCTATCGCCGGACGCGTGCCCTAGAGCATCAAGTGCCACACCAAGGCGGGCTTCTGCTTGTTGGGCGTTGATCGGCTTTTCATCGGACATTTCGGAGTTGTAGCGCATGTCAGGACCTACCGTCGAGACGGCTATCTGGCTTGCGCTGAAGGGCAGGGTGCAGACCCTCCCCGTCTCCATTGTGCCGCAAACCTCGATTGCATGGCCGAAAGTGCCATTCACCAAACCACAGGGCGGCACACCGCCGAAGCCTCTCCCCTACATTGAGGTGAAGCTACTTCCGAACCGAGTGCAGCGCTTGTTCATCGGCAGCGCCGAGCCGCACCGCCGACCGGGCATTCTGCAGCTCGATTTCATGGCCCCAACGAATGGCCCGCTGGACGATGTGCAAGTCATAGAGATGGCGGGTGATATCGCATCGCACTTCCCGGCTGACCTTCGGCTCACCGCCCATGGCGTGACGGTGCGGATCCAGCAGGCCCCCGATGTCATCCAGGGCTTCGCGGATGGCGCCTATTGGCGAACGCCGATCAGCATACGTTTTCAGACGTTCAGATAGGAGCATCCCATGAACCTGATCTACTCCCGCACGAAAGTGCAGGGCGCCGCATATCGCCCCGATGTGCGCGTGCTCAATCCCCGCTTTTTCACCGAGACAAACCCCAACGCGACCGCCGTTTTCCTCAATGGCGAATATCCCGATATCCGGGCCGCGTACACCGCTGCAAAGGTGCCAGTGACCGAATTCACGGCTCTTCATGCGGTGCCGGTGATCACCCCGCCCGCCAAGGGCAAAGCCAAGTAATCACCCCGGCTCCCAGCCGATCCACCCAGCCCGCCATGAGCGGGTTTTTTCATGCCATATCGGAGAAACCCCATGGCGATCAGCACTACTGGAGGCTCTGGCCTCTATATCGGCGGCACGTCGGCAATCGACTTCACCACCGACCAGTCCGCCCTCGATGCATTCGAAGCTGTCACCGACTGGATTAAGGTCGGTGAAATCGAAGACCTTGGCGAAATCGGCGATTCTTCGGCCGATGTCACGTTCAGCGCCCTGGGCGACAACCGTGTTCGTCACCTCAAGGGTGCGCGCGATGCGGGCACGATGACCGTCGTGACTGGCGCGGACCCGGCCGACCCGGGCCAGCAGGCTCTGCGTGCGGCCGAGAAGACCAAGTTCAACTACAACTTCCGGATCGTCTACGAAGACGCGCCAGACGCCGGCAGCACCGACAGCGTCGACTATTTCCGGGCTCTGGTCATGACCGCCCGCAAGAACAACGGCACCGCTGACAACGTCGCCCGCCGCACCTTTGCCCTCGGCATCAACAGCCCGGTCATCACCGTGGACAGCGATAGCGCCGTGGTTCTGACCATGAGCCCTGTGGCTGGCGCGCTGACCGGCGGCACCGAGGGCGTAGCTTACACGGCGACGATCTCTGTCTCCAATGAAGTCGCGCCGCCGACCTATGCAGTCACGGCCGGCTCACTTCCGGCCGGCGTCACGCTCAACGCGTCCACAGGCGCTCTGTCCGGCACGCCGACCACTGACGGCTCCTATAGCTTCACCATCACTGCCACCGATGCCTACGGCAACAGCGGTAGCGCCGCCTACACTCTGGCAATCGCCAACGCCTAACCCCATCCGGCCCGACAGCCGGCAGTCACGTCGCTTCGGCGACCAGGGGGAGGGTGTCGGCCCTCCCTCGCTCCTCCGACAAGGATAGACATCATGGATCTTTCGACCCTCGAACCGACCCCGGACAGTGTTCCGGTGCAGCTGCGCCATCCAACGACCAATGAACGCCTGGCCACTGCGTCAGGAGCAGCGATCACGATCAGCATCGTGGGCATGGACAGCGAGCAGTTCCGCACTCGGCACCGCGCCATCATCAACAAGCGCCTCAATGCCGGCAAGAAGGCCAAGGTCACGGCCGAAGAGATCGAAACCGAATCCATCGACACGATCGCGGCATGCATCACGGGCTGGCAGAACGTCGATCTCGACGGCAAAGCCCTTGAGTTCTCGCGGGCCAATGCCAAGACGCTGCTGACCCGGCTGCCTTGGCTACGCGAACAGCTCGATGAAGCCATCGCCGACCGCGCAAATTTCTTGAAGCCCTCGCCGACGAGCTAATCGAGTTCGCGAGGGCTGCGTTCCGCCCGCATGGCGCGAACGATGAACCACCCGAAGCCCCGCTCGATACCGCCCACATCTGGGATTGGTTTCGAGATCTGCATGCCGCTCGATCCTCGGGCATGGCGGCCAACCCCATCAGCTTCACAGAGATCGACGCCTATTGCCGGCTCAACCGCCTTTCCATGTCGCGATGGGAGCTCGGTCTGATCCGGCAATTGGATGTCATAGCGCTCGCGCCACCTGCAAAGGCATCAGCGCGTCCGTCGCCGGGACAAGTACAGCCGACGGGTCCTTCTGAAGTTGTCGAGGCCAAGCAGATCGTGCGGGGCCTCGCCAAAGATCGCCGCGTCGTCAAGCGCCGGCCCAAACTGAGACAGGATGCCTGACCATGGACCTTGCAACGCTTGGGTTGGAGATCCGTAGTGACGGCGTGGTCGTCGCCAAAGATCGACTGAAGGACTTTGAGGGGCAGGCCGGACGCACATCCAAAGCGACCGACATGCTCCTTAAGGCATTCGGCGCATTGGCAGCTGTCTTCAGCGTCTCCAAATTGATCCAGTACACCAACACTTGGACAGATCTGAACTCGCGCATCGAGATCGCCACCGGTTCGATCGGCCGCGGCGCCGCCACGATGGAGCGCCTCGATCAGATGGCCCGGCGGACCTATTCAAGCCTCGAGCTGACCGCCGAGAGCTTCCTGCGCAACTCCACTGCCATGCGCGACTTGGGCTATTCAACAGACCAGACGCTCAACTATGTCGAGGCCATCAACAACGCGTTGGTGGTGTCCGGCGCCAAGGGCGAGCGGGCCGAGAGCGTCATGAACGCCCTCGGCAAGGCCATGGCGCTGGGTAAGCTTTCCGGCGACCAGCTCGAAACGGTTCTCGCCTCTGGCGGCCGTATCACAGAAGCACTGGCAGCAAGCCTCGGCGTCACGACCCTTGAACTCCGCAAGATGGGCACGGAAGGCAAGCTGACCGGCGACGTGATCTATCAGGGCCTCACGAGCCAGCTCGAAACTCTGCGCGCCGAGGCCGATAGCATGCCAGCCACGATCGGTGACGCGTTCGTTCTGCTGAACAACTCCATTTTGGGGGCTATCGGGCGGTTCGATGAGATGTCGGGCGCGTCTAGCCGGGTGGCCGAAGCCATCATTTGGGTCGCAGACGCGATCGGCGACGGCACCATATCCATTGAACGGATGCTCGCTGTCGCCGTGGCAATGGGTGCCTATATGGCTGGGGCGTGGGTTGTATCTTTCATTGCCGCGCATGGCGCCGTCGCCACTCTCACCGCCGGTCTTGGTCTGCTTCGCGCCGCGCTGATCCGCACTGGGATTGGTGCGCTGATCGTTTTGGCCGGCGAGCTTGTCTACCAGCTGTGGAACGTGGTGGATGGCGCGGGCAGCGTCGGTGAGGCGTTCAATCGCCTCAAGAAGTCCGGCGTCGATACCTGGGAGCGCATCGTCTCCGGCGGCGAGGCCATGTACCACAGCATGGAATATTGGGCGCTTGAGATCGCGTCGATGTACCTGATGACCTGGACGAAGATCCAGAACGGGTTTTTCGACATGCTGCGCCAGCTTGGCGCCGCCACGGGCATCGCTATCCCCGGCATGCTCGAATGGGAAAACTCGATCATTCGGAGCTTTGAGCAGGCAAGCGCGCTGCACACCGCCGCTCTCGCAGCGAAGGACGCCGCGGGCGCTGCTGTGAACGCCATGTTTGAGGATAAGTCCACCACGACAACGGATCTCGGTTCAATGCCGGGTTTCGGCGAGGTCGGTAGCACGCTCGGGACCGCCAATGACAATGCACCGCGTGGGGGCGGGGGCTCCGCTTCCTCCAAGGCCGATGCATACGACAAGCTCACAAAGTCCATTCTGGAGAACATCGAAGCTCTGAAGCTCGAAGCCGAGACGCTCGGCATGACGGACTTCGAGGCCACCAAGCTCAGCACAACCAAAGAATTGATGCGCGCCGCCGAGGAAGAAGGTCGTCCACTCACTGAAGCGCTGATCGGCGACATCAATGCCATGGCTCAGGCCTATGCCGAGGCAGAGCAGATCGTGGCAGGGGTTCAACTCGCTGTCGGTAATCCCGAGCCATGGGAAGTCATGCGCGAGGAGCTGGCCAGTCTCGACGCGGCCCTGGCGGCCGGTGCTATCTCGTGGGAGCAGTATCACGCGGCGGCGACCCAATCGATGGCCGGTGCAGCCAACTCGACGCTCGGCGCAATGAGCCAGATTTCGGGAGCGCTCGCCAGCGCATTCGAGGGCAACAAGGCGTTCGCAGTTGCCAATGCCATCATCAACACGGCCGAAGGCGTCACGAAGGCTTTGGCCCAGGGCGGCATGTTCGCATTCCCGATTGCGGCGGCCCTTGCGGTAGCCGGTGCGGCACAGGTCGCAACGATCATGAGTGCAAGCCCCGGTGGCGGCACATCGGTTCGGGCACCATCATCCTCCGCTCCGCCGATTCAGAATGCACCACAGCGCCAGCAGGGCGAGCGACCGGCCGAGCGCATGGATATCACCCTGCATGGCCTCGATCGCAACTCAATGTACAGCGGCGAGAACATCGAAGCCTTCCTTCGCGCCATCGAAGAGCGGGCTGCAGACGGCCGCATTCTCAACATCAAGGTGGCCTGATGCCGTTGATCCTTTCGCCGTCGCTGGTTCTTTCGCGCCCGACGCAATTCGATGCGGCTTCTCCGATCCTGGGATGGAATAACCAGATCACGGTCGCCGGTACCACTGCCGATAGTGCGGTCGATTTCTACCCAGCTACCAATCTGGCAAACCCTTCGACCAATCTGTCGTGGAAGTCGGAGAGCATTGACGTCCAGTACGTGACCTTCGCCATCAACGAAGAAGAGCCGATCGATTACATCGGCATCGCTCGGCACAATCTAGGCTCCGGCGGTATCGTCGTTGAGGTTGAGGTCCAGCTATTCGATAGCGGAGGCTGGTCGCTGCTGATCGAGGGCTTCGTGGTCGCGAATGATGCGCCTATCCTGGTGCGTTTCCTCGAAACGACGGCCAATGCAGTCCGGCTGAAACTGACGCCGCTGGCGACAGCGCCCGAAATCGCCGTAGTTCATATCGGGCGAATGCTGGTCATGCCGATTGGCATTCCAGTGGGGCATACCCCGCTGATTGACGGACGGACTACACGCACTGCATCAGGCAATTCCGAGGCCGGCGACTTCCTCGGATCCATCGTGCTGAGCCAGAAGCTGAACACCTCTGTCTCGTTCCAGTACCTTGAGGACAGCTGGTATCGGGAGCATTTGCGACCGCTCGTCCGGGAAGGGCGCGGTGCGGCATTCTTCTATTCCGGTCTGCCGGACAGCCATCCAGAAGAGGCGGGCTATGCCTGGCTGGTCAGCGATCCTCGACCCTCATTCATCGAGGCGGGATGGGTCAATATCACCTTTGACATCGGGGGCATTGTCGAATGATCCGGCAGCGCGTCCAGTATATCGAGATCGACGTGCCGGTCTGTTCGCTGGTCTATGGCATGGCGCCATGCACCGCGGCCATCGGCGTGACCGGATCGGCGAAGTGCACCAATACCCGCCGCACTTGCCAGGACATCGCGAGCTATACCGATAGCACCACTACGCTGCGCTTCGCCGTCGATGTCGGCGGCTTTCTGCCGCGCTCGATTCCTGCCATTCCGAATATCGAGAGCCACGACGATATCAGCTTCACGGCCGGCGAGATTTCGCTGGGCCAAACGCTCGGCACCCGCTCAAGCCTCAAAGTGACGTTCCGCGATCACCCTCACTCGGACGTGGGTCCGGGGTATGACCCATATGCCGCCGAGCGGGGTTACGATCCCTACAAGCAGGGTAGCCACTGGGGCAAATTCCGCGCGCGTCAGCCGTACCTTCAAGGCCGACCGATCCGCTGGATCCAGGGGTTTGCCGATCAGTCCTTGGCCGACATGGACACGCGACATTTCTTCATCGAGAGCTTTGACGGCCCCTCGCTTGATGGTCGCTACTCGCTGACGGCGAAAGACATCCTGAAGTTTCTGGACGATGACCGCGCGCTAGCCCCGCGTCCAAACAATGGCGAGCTCGCAACCGTAGCGTTGGCGCCTTCGGACGTGTTCGCCACCCTCCAGCCGGCGGGAATTGGCGATACCGAATATCCCGCGCTTGGATATGTCACCATCGGTGGCGCCGAAAGCGTGGCATTCTCGCGAACAGGCGACGTGCTGACAATCGTCCGGGCTCGCTTAGGCACTGAGGCGGCCGATCACGACCAAGGTGATCGCATCCAGACCTTGCTCCGCTACGACCAGGAGAAGGTCACAGACATCATCTACGACCTGATGACCGAATATGGTGCGATTGATCCGGCCTATATCGATCTGGACGACTGGCACGACGAGGACGACGCCTATATCGGCCGGCTCTACACCGGCAACATTGCTGAGCCGACAGCGGTCCGCAAGCTGGTCAATGAGCTGATCGAGCAAGTCGGGCTTGCCATTTGGTGGGACGACCTGGCGCAGAAGATCAGACTTCAGGCGCTCAGAAAGATACTGACCACGGCCGGCCGCATCACTCCCAGCAATGTCGATGAAGGCAGCCTGACAATTCGCGAGCAGCCGACCAAGCGGCTTTCGGAGATGATGATCAACTACGGGCTCCGCAGTCCGCTCCACCCTCTTGGCGAGTTCACCAGCTACCGGGAGAGTCGTTTTCTGCGGTCGGGGCTTGCCGCCGATGACTATGGCGCTCCGGCCTTCAAGGAAGTGTTCTCGCGCTGGATCGCGCGGTTCCAGACCAACACCGCGTCCCGCGTGGGCGCGGTGCAGATCGGTCGATTCCGCGACCCGCCGCGCAAGTTCACATTCTCGATGTTCCGCCAGGAAGGCGGCATGGTGGTTGAGCAAGGCGGCGGCTATCTGCTGTCAGGCTGGCCGATGCAAGACGAGAGCGGCATTCAGGTCGACGTGCCGATACAGATCACCCGGCTCAATCCGCTGCCTGATCGCTTCCAGATCGAGGCGGAGGAAATGACGTTCGCCGATCTGGACCTTGGCGATATCGGCGCCCCTGACCCGCCGCCACCGCCCGACAGTCCAGTCGAGCGCATCATCACGTTGGGGAACGGGTACAACGTCAATCTAAGGACAATCTACAATTCGATCTATACCGACTTCGGAACAGCCACCGAAGAAGACAAACTGCCGGTTACCTTCATCCTGCCTGCAGGTCGCGCTATCGGCTCGGCGGCTGTCAGCGCGGCCGCGGTGGTTACCGGCAGCTGGGACACGAGCATCGTTGATCTCAAGCTTGTCGTTCGGGGTCGAATCCAAGGGCGGGGGGCGGAGGGCGGGGCGGGGAGCTATCCTGGAGGGAGTGGATCCGCTGGAGGCGCAGGGGGGGCGGCATTCATCGCTTCGGTCGACATCGATGTCGAAATACAAGCCGGAGAGATCTGGGGCGGCGGCGGTGGCGGCGGTGGGGCAGCAACGCGTGGCGGGTTCTCTTTCAACACCCGAGGCGGCGGCGGTGGCGGCGGTGCAGGCAACGCTATCGGCACGGGTGGACTTGGCCCAGACAATGCCGAAGAAGGCCGCCCAGGGACGCCGACAGCAGGCGGACAGGGCGGGGCTTCGTGGACCAAGGACGCCGTCTGGGAATGGGAATACGCATTCCCGAGCGTCTCAGGCGGGCAGGGCGGCGCCCCTGGGGCCGCAGGCACAGCAGGCACAGCACAGTCTGGTTCGCCCGTGGGAGCGCCGGGGGCGGGCGGCGCGGCCGGCCCTGCCATCATCGGCATTGGCAACGTAGTCATCACCGGCTCAGGATCGATCCTGGGCCCGCAAATCTAGCGCATCACGCGCCAATTCTGAACATCACTGGAGACTGAGAATATGGCCCTTGCGCGCTATGAGAGCGTTGCCGTCAACCTGGCCGGCGACGTCATTCCCAACGCCACCGTAGAGGTGCGCCGGGATCAGCCAGGCCGTCCTGTGGTGCCTCTGTTTTCGGACCGTGAAGGGACGATTGCCCTCGGCAATCCAATCACCACGGACTCCGAAGGCAAGTTCGGCTTCCACGTGCCGGGCGGGGTCTATTACATTCGGGTCTTCACCGGCCCGTCGCAGCAACCCCTGCAGCAATATGTGCGGCGGTATCAGGCCATAGGTACGGCAGCAGAGCGTGATGTCGAGGATCTGGCATCGGCACTGGAGGCTGGAACTGCCACGTTCCCGACGCTTGCTGAATTGGAGGCGTTCACGCCGTCCGTTGAAGGCGTTGGCGGTAAGGTCACCTCTGGCGAGGATGCAGGGTTCTACCACTACGACGACCTCGGCGAGGTCTGGGTATTCGACCGCCCGCTGTTCGACAGCCTGGCCCGGATGAATGTTACTGGAGGCACGGCCGACGACATCGAGGCCGAAACCGCTGCTGGCGTAGCCGATAGTTCGGTGGTGATGCTTTGGATCGAAGCGCCCGGCGACAACACTGGCGCGGTCACGATCAACGGTAAGGAGGTGCTGACGGCTTCTGGCAACTCGCTGATCGCGGGCCAATGGAATGAGGGGCGCACATACTGGTTTAGCGACGAAGGCGCCAACTACAAGCTTCGCACCGAAAGCGACATCGATGGCATCGCAACTCAGGTTGAAATCTGGGCGAACGAAACGCTAGCGAACAAGTCCTATGCCGAGGAATGGGCGCAGTCTGATGATCCGATAAGCGTCGATGCTGGCGGCGATGGGGCCCATGACAAGTCATCGAAGACATGGGCAGGTGAGTCTGAGGCTTTTGCCGCTCTTGCTGCTGGCTATGCGGCGGGCGTGAACCTGCCGGCGATCGATGCTGGAGATGCCGGGAAGCAGCTCTTTGTTACCGATGAGGAAGACGGGTACGAACTCCGCGATGCGCCTTTGGGCGGCTTCCCCAGCCGCGCCTGGGCAATCGCTAGCTTTCATCCTGCAACGGCCCCAGACGGCCTTCGCACCGACGGCTATGCATCCGCTGGCGACGGCGGCGGCGCACTTTACAGGAAGGTCGTGAGCGAGCCCTCGCATGCCGGTAAGTTCTCAATCACCCTAGCTGATGCTGTGACTGTGGTCTGGTACGAGATCGCCGAGCAGAAGCCCAACCTGCGCATGTTCGGCGCCATCCCTGGTGTGGACGATGCCCCGAGCGCTGCGGCCAACGCTGCGGCGGTAGAGGCGGCCATTGCCTACGGCAGCTATTTTGAGGGGACGCCCGAGACCTATTACTTCGGCACTTGGACCGGCAACACGTATCTATTTACCACCGACCACGCGCTGGCGATTGACTGGAAAGGGGCCCACATCATCGTTGATGGCGACGATACGGTGGGCACGACCAGCACCTATTTCATCGTTGCCGATGATGCACGCCTCTCGATGCAGAACTACGAATTCACCGACCGGTCGTATGACATCGAAGCTCCGGGGACATACCGCGGCGTCGGGCCCGTCGGGATCGTCAACGATGCCGCCAATACTTCTGGCTACAGCTTCGGCAACTTCATCATCCACAAGGGGCAGTCTCTCCTCACGGTGGCAAGCCTAAACCCAACTACGGCCCGCGCTTCGGCCATCTCGTTCTTTGGCAATTGTCAGGGCGTCGAGACCTACTATGGCGTGAACCTGGCCAACAATGGCGACAACTTCCAGGGCGATTACAAGGTCGGCGAGGTTGACCGCGCAGCCTTCATCTACGGCATTGATGGGTTCCAGTCGCGCATCCAAGTCCGCAAGGGCGTGGCGTCGTCTGCAAACCTGATGCTGAAGCATTATGGCCGCGACTTGCGCAACGTAGACATCGCCATTGCCTTTACCGAACTCAACGGGCCGATCAACATCGAGGCCCAGACGGACACTGCAGCGCCTGGTTTTCACAACATTCGGATCGCTGCAACCATCAAGACAGCTGGCGCAAATCTTCCTGCGGCGAGCTGGGCGCCGATGCGTATCCGGCAGTACACAGCGGCAGGGGTTGAGGTAACGACCGGCGGTGACATTGCTCTAGACGGTGTCGTAGTCGATCTGCGAGCCGAGCCGGACTATGTTCGCGTCATCGACTGCTTCGTTTCGTCTCCCAACATTGACCCGATAACACTCAGAACAAACCTGCCTTGGCAGCCCACCATCGGCAAGAACACATCCATCAAGCTCCTGGATGACGATGGCCGTGGCGTGACTGCCGCAGCCGTCGTGACCGCCAACTCTGGCACGCTGAGCCTTCCAATCGGCGCCCTTCGACGGGTTCCTGCCGCCCTGCGGGGCAAACTGCTGGTCAACATCAATGCTTATGGGGAACCATCCCCTCCCGCAGGCGGTCGCGCGACGACGGCAGAATATAGCATCCGCGTCAGCGTCAGCAGCGACGGGACTATCGGGCTGATCAATGCCGAGCAGATTTGGCAAAAGAACTATGGAAGCATCACGCCGACGATCGTGGTCAGTGCCAGCGCTGGCAATATAACCGTCACGGCCACCGGCATGGGGGCGGACAGCACCCTGATGGAAGTCCTGTCAGAGTTCCGGCTACTGAACTAACGCAACGCTGCTGCAAGCCCGCTAAGATCGGCTAACTCTTGCAAGGTCGGGGCCGAGAGATTGCGACGGATGTGACTGACATCCCGGTAGAGAAACTCACCATTTAGAGTGTTGATGCAACGAAGCTCATCGCAAAGTCCTTCAGCTGGGAGGATAGCGACGGTGTCGTTGCGCTCGGCGGCGATAGACCGGAATATGCCGACGACTTCCTGCTGTTGGTGCGCGTGCACCCACTTGTTGAGCGGCCCCAGATCTGTTTCGCATTTGACCCTTAGAAGTGCGCTTGTGTTCGCAAGGACGCACGGAACCGGATTGAATGGAAAAACAGGAACGTCGGCGATGAGTACGAAGCGCCGCCCAGGGGCTTGAGCTTCGCTCAGCATTTGCTCTAGCCCTTTCCGGATCAGCGCGGCGCCATTCGCTTCATTCGGTGCGTCGGCTTCGGTGCCTTCGACGGGGGTAACAAGCGTTGCTAACATCGTCCAAGATGCCGAAATTACGACAAGGTCGAGTTTGGCATCTGAACGCATCAAGCCCATCGCCTCAGATCGCCGCTCACGGCAAAGCGCTTCGTACCCGACCTCTGCAGGCCACAATCTTTCAACACTGCCCCCAATCGCTGCAGGACAGGGCGTGTGCACCAGAAAGGCAGTTGATGAGCCTGACATGGCCGCTTCAATGACTGGTGCCCAATGCTCAGCATGGCTATCCCCCCAGAGAATGGCACGGTGGTCTGCTTCGGCCCATGGCGCGCCGAAGAGGCACGACTTGTGGTCCCAGAGCTCCAGTATCTCTTTGCAGTCCCAGTTCCACATTTCGTCCAGGCTGCTCATCGCCAAAACTGTGTGGGGAACGCGCTGCGGAGCGCCATCCGAGCGGGCAAGCGAATTCCCAGCGAGCGCGATAACAGCAATGCTGGCAAGTCCCATCGCTACGGACCGCCAAGGCACCAGGATAGGCTTGCGGAAGGGACGCTCGACAAATTGCCATGACACCCAGGCCAGCCCGACACAAAGCGCCCCTAGCGCAGCGGCCTCGATGACGGTCGGCATTGCGCCGTTGGCATAGTGCCTGAACAGAACCAGCACCGGCCAATGCCACAGATAAAGACTATAGGAGATCAGCCCTATCCAGACGACAGGGCGGAACGACAGGCTGCGACCTACCAGTGTTTCCGCTTTGGGCCAGATTAGCAGCGCGGCGCCGACGCAAGCATAGGCGGCGTTGATCCCAGGGAATGCGTCGGTGGCGCTTACGCGTAACAGGCTCCATCCGATCAGCGCGGCGCCGATTGCGCCCATGATCTGGCTGAGCCACCGGTTTCCGACTGCTGGCAGAAACGCCAACAGGGCGCCTATTGCCAGTTCCCACGCTCGGGGGTGCGGCAGGTAGAACGCGCCCTTTGGATCATACCCTACTTTCCGGGCGGCATAGGCAAAGGCCAGCAGGACGCCGAGCGACAGCAGTACGATGAACATGCGTCGGCTTTTGATGATAGTGAGGCCCAGGAGTAAGGCGATGGGCCACACCACATAGAACTGCTCCTCGACACCGAGGGACCATGTGTGCAGCAAGGGCTGCATTTCTGACGCCTGGTCGAAATAGCCGGTGTTGCCGTAGAAATAGAGGTTCCCAAGTCCTGCGGCGGCATAGACGGCGCTGGCGCCCAGGTCCGCATAATCGCCAGGCATGAGGATGAACCAGCCTGCGGCCATGGTCGCCGCCAGAACAACGAGTAGCGCCGGCACAATGCGGCGGATGCGGCGGTCGTAAAAGCCGAGGATGGAGAATTCTCCGGCCTCGATTTCTCGGCGCAGGATTGTGGTGATCAAATAGCCGCTGATGACGAAGAAGACGTCCACCCCGGTAAACCCACCTGGCAACCAAGATGCGCCGTAGTGATAGAGCAGAACACCCATCACGGCGACTGCGCGTAGACCATCGATGTCGGGGCGGTAGGCAGGCTTCATGTTCGTTGATTGGCACGGAGGAGGGCTAGTGGGCAACCGTTGTTATCGGTCCCTATGCCGACAGCGCAGTATCCCCCGGCTCGGCCAGACCGCTGGACGGTTGTATCGATGATCTGCAAACGTCAACAACTGATCGACCTGAAGTCGGGCGATGAGCGGATATGGTGAGTGCGCCGAATGTCAGCAATAGCCAGCCCGGAAGCCACTTCATTGCGTCGAAAACGCGTTCGAAACGACGGTAGCGATCAAAAGCCATGTGATCAGTTCGAGTCTGCCATCCCGCGGCATAGATGTCATAGAGTATCCGTGATCCTTCATAGTGCCTCGCGGCTGCCGCTGGGTGCGCCTGAAGCCAATTTGAAGAGTGGGGCAAGACGACGCCAAAGTCACCGTCGAGGATGTGCCCCGCCACCTCGACCACAACGTGGTTCGGATGCATTAGCACATGCGCATCATAGCCTTGGTCCCGCAGGATCATGTAGATGGCATAGGAAATCTGCGAGCAAAATCCATAGCCTCGCGCGAGCGCCTTCTCTGGGCTCGAAAACTCATACTCGCGAAAAACGGCGAAGTCCCCGCCACGCCTGCCGAGGTACCACATGATCCAATTATCCAGCGGGCTGACGCCTACAAGGCTCTGATTATCCGTTGGCCAATAGTGGACGAAGGCTGAAGATGTCTCATGCACCAGACGTTTGAAATAATCGCCGTCTGCCTCGCCGACCTTCCTATAAAGGTCGTCTATCGGCGGCATGGTCTGGGTGCGTCCCAAAGGTGCGACGACAACTTCTGGCGGAGGATCGGGATAAGCTGCCACCAGACCCAACGGCGCTGCGGCGGTGAAACCTAGCCAGGCCAAACCTCCCAAGACACAAGCCGCGCCAACAGCCTGGCTAAGTTTTCGCAGAAGTTCCATTGTCGCTAAATGCCACGTCCGCGATTCCTGATCAACCCGGCCGCCCGTTCTCAGTCGCCCAACAGCTTCGCCAGTTTGCCCCTCGGCTTTGGCCCTCGCTGAACAGGGTCTTTCGGCTACGCCTACCTTGATCTTCGTATCTAGGCACCTCGCTCGGAAAGCGGGGGTAACCCTCCACACCACCATTGAGGTTCAATATGACCACCAACGCGCAGCGCTGGGGTAACGCCCTGTTCACGCGCTCGTCACAGATCAATGCGCAGGCGGACAAGATCATTAAGAACCGCACCCGCTATGAGCTTGTGTCCAAAGCCACAGGCGTCCCATGGGACGTGATCGGCGTCATCCATTATCGGGAAAGCTCCGGCGACTTCCGTGGCGTCCTGCATAACGGCCAGAAGATCATCGGTACCGGCAAGCTGACCACTCTTGTGCCTAAGGGTCGCGGCCCGTTCTCAACCTGGGAAGATGCAGCGGTTGATGCACTCGCCAACTGCCATCCCTATCTTGCCCGGAACAAAGACTGGTCCATCGGTGCCACGCTCGACAAGCTCGAAGCCTACAACGGGCTGGGTTATCGCAACAAGGGCCTGCCGTCGCCGTATCTCTGGGCTGGGACCGATCAATACGTCAAAGGCAAATACGTCGCGGATGGCAAGTTCGATCCGAACCATGTCGATCAGCAGCTAGGTGTCGCGCCTATCCTGATGAAGATCAGGGAAACGGTGGCGCAGGAAGCCCCTAAGCCCCGTCCGGCACCCGATACCCCAGCAGCGCCCAAACAGCCGCCCACGGCCTCCGTTGGCGGTCTAGGGTGGGCAGCCATCGTCGTGGTCGCGGTTGTCGCCGTCGCCTTCGTCATCATCACTCAAGTGAGGTTCTGACATGACCGGAGCATTGATCGCATGGGTGGCTTTAGCCGCCCTTTTTTATGCCTTGCTGGTCGTGGCGACCGCCATGGTTCCGACCACCGAAAGCAAGTCGCTGCCGGGGATATGGGCGGCGCTGGCCTGCGTCCTGTCCGCTGCCGCCATCGTGTTCGTCGTGCGCGGCGTCCTGTCCCTTTTCTGACATTCCCTGCGCACAAGGAGGCGCAATCATCATGCTGACTTCAATCATTCAATCTGCGGCTGCCGGGTGGTTGTGGCGCCGCGCGCAGGAGCTGGCCAGCTTGGCCGGCATCTTCATCCCTATCTATCTGGCCATGCCGCCCTCTATGCAGCAGGACGTGCAGGCCATCTTCACCGGGCAGGGTGGCGGCCTCTCCGTTTCTGCCGTGTTCGGCCTTGTCTGGTATTTCTGGACGCAGTGGCAGTCCTACCGCGCGACAGTGGTCCCGCAGGTCATCACGCGCAGCGGCACGAAGATCGAACTGCCGAAGGCTGGGGAGGGCGTCGGCACCACGCGCAACGTCGAAGCCATGGCGGAAGGCGCACCTCGCCCCAAGACCCTCTGGGAACGGCTGACGAGCCGCTGAGCTTCATCTGCCGGCGTTACGGCAAGACCAACCGAGCAAATCTGGAGTGCCCATGTCGGCAGATAGCAACGGCGCGCTTGGTCGCGGCAAACTCACCATGACGCAGCGGATCGGCCTCCTCGAGGCGGATCGGGAGAGCCAGTCTCGGGTCATCACTGCGCTGGTGGACAGCAGCAAGAGCTTCACGCCGGAGCAGGTAGCGCAGATCCGGGCAGCATTTAGAGAAGAATTGGCCGACGCCGGACTGCGATTGGATGATGCCTCCTACCAGGACCAGGCCCGCGAGGACTTCCGGTTCCTTCGCGGGCTTCGTCATCTCAAAGACGGCGTCGCGAGCAAGATCGGCAACGCTATCATCACCGCCCTCATCGTCGTTTGCTTTGCCATCATCGGCAGCGGGTTCTGGCAGTGGATCAATAGCGGCGGCAAGTGAGGGCCCCAATCAGCAGCATTGGGGTGGTTTTCAGACAGGCTGCTTTTGGACCAGCCGATCGGCAAGCTGAAATGCTCTAATGGGTGAGCGCAATGGCGGGCCAAAAGGATCGCAACCGTTGGACGTAGCGCCATCTCTCATCGGGAAGTGTCCCCCACAAGACATCAAGGCTCCAGTGTCTTGAGGTACGCCACGATTGCTGCAGCTTGGTCCGGGTCGAACTCGAACTGCGGCATTTCGGGATGGGCGGTAACGATCCCTTCCACAAGCGCTTCGCTCAGGAACTCCACGTCGTAGCGCACATGGAGGTCACGAAACCGCGGCGCGATATTCGAGGGGCTTTCGCGGGAGGTTCCGATCGCGTGACAATCGGCGCAGTACATCGTCACCAACGCCCGGCCGTCTTCAACCGGGCCGGCCTCCTGCGCCGCGACGCCACAAGTGGCCAACAGACATAGCGGGACGAACAGACGCAATCCCATATCGGCAAGCCTGTTTTTCATGAGTATCCTCTATCATTATTGCGCGGACTTTTTTAGGCCGCGCTCCAGCCCATATCGACCGGCAGCACTGCGCCATTGAGGTGACGGGCCTCGTCAGAGGCAAGAAACAGAACGGCATTGGCGATATCGACCGGTTCAAGCATGCCCGGATTGCTGGCCTGGTAGGCACCCAATCGCCCGAGCCCGGCCTGGTCGAGCGCGTGCCCCGTGACGCTGTCCATGATGTTGGTGCTGACGCCGCCCACTGCCAGCGCATTGCAACGAAGTCCAAGCTTGGCATATTGAAACGCGGTACTCTTGGTCAGCCCGATGAGAGCGTGCTTCGAGGCGGTATAGGCCGCGCCCGCTGCTCCGCCACCTGTAGCGGCCACGGATGCGATGTTAACGATCGAGCCGCCGCCCTGCGCCAGCATCAGCGGAACCGCTCGACGCATGGCATACATGGGGCCGTCGACATTGACCGACATGCAGCGCCGCCAGGTAGCGTTTTCGACGTCGGCGACGGACTGGAACAGGTCCATCACGCCGGCATTGTTCACCAGAATGTCGACGCGCCCATATTCCGCTGCTGCACGATCGATCATCGCAACGCAGTCTGCCTCCTTGGAAACATCACCCGTCATACCAATGATGGTGCCGCCGATGTCGCTAACTGCCGCTGTAATGGCGTCTGCATGCCAGTCTAGCGCGACAACCTTTGCGCCTTCGGCCACGAACCGTCGGGCAATGGCCAAACCGATGCCTGAACCGGCTCCCGTAATGACCGCAACCTTGTCCTGTATACGCATGACGACCTCCGTTGAGGGCCAGTCTACGCCTGTTCAACGGGCTCACGTTGATCGAGATCAACCGACCTGCTTGCTAACCGGCGCTAACCCCGAAGATCAGTCCGACACCCGCCGTGATGGCCATGGCCAACACACCCCAGAAGGTAACCCGGATGGCGCCTTTGACCATGCTGGCGCCGCCTGCAGACGCGCCAAGCGCGCCTAGGACCACGAGAGCCACGATTGAACTTGCGGCAACGGTGAGCGTGATATGGGTTTGCGCGGAAAACCATACGACGATCAGCGGGATGATGGCCCCAACAGCGAAGGTGAGCGCTGAAACGATTGCTGCCTGAACCGGGTGGGCGGTGACGGTCTCCGAGATGCCCAGTTCGTCCCGGGAGTGGGCGCCCAAGGCATCCTTCTCGGTCAACTGGATCGCGACTTTGCGGGCGAGATCTTCGTCGAGACCACGGCCTACATAGATCTGCGTCAACTCATCGAGTTCGTCCTCAGGCGCACGCTTGAGCTCATCCGTTTCCCGGGCGATGTCGGCCTGCTCTGCATCGGTCTGTGAGCTGACCGAGACATATTCTCCCGCGGCCATCGACATGGAGCCGGCAGCAAGCCCCGCAAGTCCGGCGATCAGGATTTCAGGACGGCCTGACCCCGCTGCGGCGACCCCGATCACGAGGCTGGCCGTTGAGACCAGACCATCGTTCGCCCCCAGAACCGCTGCCCGAAGCCAGCCGATGCGGTGGACCATGTGGACTTCAGAATGCGAAAGGCGGCTCATCACTATCCTCCTAGGAAGCGGCAGCAGTATCTGGCGTGGGGAGCGCATGTGGTTTGATCCGCAACGCTCGCAGGGCATTGAGAATGACGGCGACGTCTATGGCCTCCTGCAGCAGCGCCCCTTGTACTGGCGTCAGGTAGCCCAGCGCCGCAGCGATCATGCCTGCCACCGACAGGCCGATACCGACAGCAATGCTCTGCAGCGCGATCCGCCGCGCGCCCTGCGCAATTTCGATCCCGGGCAACAGTCGATCGAGATGATCGACCAGCAGGACGACATCGGCTGCCTCTGCAGAGGCGGCAGCGCCACGCGTGCCCATCGCCACACCGACGTCCGCAGCGGCCAGCGCCGGCGCATCATTGACGCCGTCACCCACCATCATCACAGGGGCATGGTTTTCTCTTTCAGTCAGGATCAGCTGCACTTTTTGGTCCGGCGTCATCTGGGCGTGGACGGCGTCCAGATCCAATCCAGCCGTTATGGCGTCGGCCACAGCACGCCGATCGCCGGTTGCCAGCATGATCCGGGATATCCCCAGCAGTCGCAGGCCCGCCAGCAGCACTTGCGTGCCCGGGCGCAATGCATCGGCCATAGTGATGTGTCCGGCGAGCTTTCCGTCAATTGCCACTGCGACAAGAGCGGCGCCAGCATCGAGAATGCGGCTTTCGGGCACCGCGGTGCCAATGCGATGCGCGACAAAGCTTGCACCGCCCACCACAACCTTGCGGCCATCGACCGTACCCTCAAGGCCTTCTCCCGGGACCTCCACAACCTCCCCGGGAATGCGCAGGACGCTGCCGCGCTCGCGCGCCGATGTCACGATGGCTTGCGCCATCGGATGTTTGGACGCCTGTTCAAGCGAGGCGGCCAGAAACAGCAGGTCGTCCGCGCTCGTGCTCTCAATCGTATCGATCGAAACGATCTGGGGGCGTCCGTCCGTCAGGGTGCCGGTTTTGTCCAATACCAGGGTCCGGATGCTGGCCAGCGCTTCAAGTGGCCTGGCGCCCTTGATCAGCACGCCGAACTGGGCTGCCCGCGACAGTCCTGCCACAAGCGCCACCGGAACAGCCAGGATCAACGGGCAAGGCGTAGCGACCACAAGGACCGCCACGGCGCGTATGGGGTCGCCGGTAAACCACCACGCCAGCGCTGCAAGGACCACGGTGATCAGCAGGAACAGCAGGGAATAGCGGTCGGCAAGTCGGGCCATAGGCGCCTTTGACGCCTGAGCCGCCTCGACCAGCCGCACGATCCCGGCATATGTGCTTTCCGAGGCACGTCGCGTAACCCGAAGGTCGAACGCCTCGCCTGCATTGGTCGAGCCGCTCATCACATTCTGGCCGCGGCCAAGCCGCACCGGCATCGACTCGCCTGTCAGTGCTGACTGATCCAAGATCGCCGTGCCGCTTTCAACAGCGCCATCTACCGCCGCCACGTCGCCCTGGCGGATCAGGATCAGGTCATCGGGTTCGACAGCGTCGAGCGGCACCTCTTCGAGCTTGCCGTCTCGGTGCCGGGTGGCGGTCCGTGGAACGCGGGACAGAAGCTGGCTCATTTCGCGACGGGCTCTGCCTTCCGCAAAGCTCTCGAGGAACGTGCCGCCTGAATACATCAGGGCAACGACGGCCGCCGCCAGCGTCTCACCAAAAAACAAGGCGGCCGACATTGAAAGTGCGGCCACGATATCCAAGCCCACTTCGCCCTTGGCAAGACTGCGGACGATTTCGACAAGAAGGGCTGCGAGGACAGGAACGACGCCAACGAACCACGCAATCCTGGCAAGCTCGTTGTTGCTGGCCCACATCAGACCCAAGCCTGAAACCAGCCCTGACAGGGCTACGACCAGCAGGGCAACATTCAGGCGGCTTCGCAGTGACGGGGGCATCAGGCGTGTCATTCCGGGTTCGAGTCAGGTCAGGCTTTGCAAGCACTATTCCTATCACGCTCACGCAGCTCCAGCTCGGGAAAGCAGTATCGGTGATATGAGGCACTCAGCCGCGCAAGAGGCTCGCACTGCCCCCAATGACCGCCGCCAAACGACGAAGTGTGCCTCATCTGAATGTCAGCTCTCGGGCGTACATCAGTCATCGTTGATGACCGATATGGGGTCGAAACCCGTCGCCAAGATCGCCGTGTGCACTTGCCACCAAACTGGTTGCCGCATTGAGGACGAGCAGCGCGAGAAGAATATTGCGGAAGAGGTTGCTCGGCAGCTTAAGGGCAAGGGCTAGGAGTTGATTTGCCGACTCGCGCGGCGCTCTCCTAAACCGTCCGCATGTCCCACGTTGTCGATACGCTCCACGCCCTGACAGAGAACGGCTTCCGCCTCTATGCCCACTGCGGAAACCTTTACTGCCGGCATTCGTCCCAACTGGACCTGCAGGCCTTGGCAGATCGGCTGGGGCCCGGCTTCGTGGCTATCGGGTATCCAAATCCGCTGGTCGCCCGGCTCCACTGCCAAAAGTGCGGGAGCAAGGATCTCGGCATCCTCGTTGTGCCATTGTCAGGCTATGAACGCGGGCCGTTCAGCTCGGGGCCGGACTTCGGGATTACCAGGGGCGGCCCGGCGGCGGTCAACTATTCGCAGTCTCGACGGTCGCGGCGACGGGTTCGGTTGGGGTAGTGGCGCCGTGAACAGGTGACGAACGCCGTATGCCCGTGGCGTGCCAATTTATCTTGCACGTTCTCTACATGTTCATGCTCGGCCCGACACGAACCTGCATATTCTCTCTGAGCAAATCCCCAAGCCCCTTGCGCTTTTCTGGGCTCTAGGATAATCCCGGCCTCAGGACATCTCGCCCTAACGCG